TCACGTTCCGTTCTTGTTCCGGAAAGCAGCCGGCTCAATCTCGCTCCAACGAGCCTCCATAAGCTTCATTGCGTCCTTCGCCAATGACCGCAGCGCGACCTCGCGCCCGTAGTGCTGAACCATCTGCGCCGACATGTTGCAGATCGCCCCGACCTGGTTCTCGGTGCACCCAACTTCCAACAGATTAATAACCGCGTTTTTGCGCAATCCGTGAAAGACGATCCGCTCCTCGCGGAAACGTTTGAACTCGTCCCTCTTCATCAGTTTCTGCCATTCGGTCCGGAAACCGTCGGCTGACTTGTAGGAGAGGGCCCGGGCACCGGCATGGAGCATTACGCTGTCCGACTGCACCCGATCGATCCACTTGCGATAGGCGAAGTGCACCGGGATCCAGACGGTCTTGCCCGTCTTCTGCGCTTTCACTGCAATCGTGTTCTCGCCAGCCTTGGGCTTCGTCATTGCGAGCACGTCGCCTTGGCGCTGCCCCGTGAAGAACGCAGACATGGCGATGATCTGCAGGTGGAAGGGCGCATGCTCAAGCAAGATTTCAAAAGCCCAATTAGGCCACGGCACCCACGGTTCACCACCGGGGATTTTTTCCGTGTGCTCGACCACGTTCGCAGTGCAGTACCCACGGGGGACGCCCCAGGACATCAGGCGCGAAAGGAACGCGCGAAACTGGTTCGCCTTCGCCGGGGTCTCGCCAAGGGCGTCAATGGCCTCCTGAGCATCAACCGTGGTCAATTCAACCGGCAGATCGTAGCCCCATGTTTCGATGATGATGTCGCCTGACGTTTTGTAGCCCCGCCTGGTGGATGCGGCGAGGTCGGTCCAGAACGGGTTCTTCTCGTTCTGAAACGCTTCGACGAGCGCCTTGAAGTCCTTGATGCCTTCACGCCCTCGCTTGATGAAAGCTTCATGCGCTTTCTGAGCTTCCGGCCAAAAGTCTTTGTCTTTGGAATCAGGAAGGCGCTTGCCGTCGAGGAGAAAACCTTTCTCGTCCCGATCCAGTGCTTCGCAGATTGCCAAACGCTCCGAGAATTCCTTCTCCAGCGGCTCAGGGAGCGCGATCGATGGCCACGCAGTCTTGGTGTTCCGGAACCGCGTGTAGAAGGTGTAGACGGTCTCTGCGCCGCCGCGACGGCGCTTTGTGACGCGATGGACATGCTTAGGCAGCGCTACCGTCCCGCTTTTCCCTGATCTTTTCACGGAACTTTGCTCCCAATCCAGATGATGCGGTCACCGTGCCAAGGTTCATGGCCTTGTCCAGATCCTCGCGATACCAAAACTTTCTCCGAGTGCTGTCAACGATGCGCGGCTTCGGATAGGTGGTGCCCACGCGTTCGAGGAAGTCCTCGACATGCCTTTCACCGCAGTACCCAGCGGCGAGGTCTGCCGTCATGCGTGGCGGCCAACTCCCGGCAGGGATGATCGATGCGCGGCGAGCAGTCATGGCTGCTCCCCTTGCGCTGCGACGGCTGGCGGAGCGCTCCATGGAACAAGCGGGGTGGCGTAGGCCAGCATGAGGGGGTGACGTGGCTGACCGTCGAGTGCGGTGCCCCAACACATCGGTTTGGCACCGGCCTCAGCCAGGACATCGACGACAGAACGCCACCTTGTGCGCAGCGCCTTCGGAAGCTTGGATGCAGGGCCCCAGGCGACGATATGGATGTCTGCATCCATGATGGCTTTGGCGATGTGGGCGTCATTTTCCGGGCCGATTGGATCGACAGCGGAGGCGAGCGCCTTAACATCTTTGTTGACGAGCGCGCACAGATTCCAGATCGAAACCTTGCTGGCGCCGAGACGCATGGCGAAGCCGTCCACTTTGGTCATGGTCTGGTCGTTCTTCTCTCCGTCCGCGTCTGACGGGTTGACCATGCCGAGCGAGATGACTGGACCACTTCCGCCGAAGTCATGCTCAAGCAGATAGCGATACAGGCCGCACTCAGAGAAGATCACACGCCGGGTCATGAGAAGATTGCTCATTCTGATCCCTCCGCATCAACTGTGTTCGTGTTGGGCTGGGGAGCGGCGCTCTTGCTCGTGTTTTCATGGCACGATTTCGATAACTTGGCACTTTCATGAAAGTTTGGATGATCGGTTCCGGCTACAGTCTCGGTGCGTCCCTCTTCGTGCAAGAGAGGGAGCCCCTGCTTGGAAACAGGGTGCAAGCTGGCCGTCGTCTCTACATCGGAGGCGGCGGCTTGCGCCATCGCGTTGCCTGCTTCAGCGGAGCGGGAGGAGAGAGCTGCCTCAAGGACATTGGTCGCGACGAGGAGCGCCTCGTCGATGCTCATTGGGAATCCGCTGGTCGATAGGTGCCAATCCTGAATTGCTCGGGTGGCTTCCAGCTTCATTTCGTCGGTGATAGCGGTCATGCCTCGTCCCTCGATCAAGCGCGCCGGCGTCGGCTAGCGTCTGGTTGATGATGGCGGTCGCGAACGCAACGGCGTCGTCGCCGAGGTCGGACCAAATGCCGTGGACGACGAGCGCCAGAAGGTGCGGGTCGATCCCGATCGACGACCAGAACCGCTCCTCGTTCATGCGGTGCTGGCGGCGGTGTTCGGCTTGGTGCAGAGGCAACGCCCAGCGGTCGGAAGCTTTGCTGCCCTTGCCACGGCCATAGTGGCCGTATCGGGGCGAGGCAAACGACAGGTGCGCGGCCTCGACGCCATACCGCCCGGTCACGCAGCAAGGTAGCTCGTGGATGAAGGCGAGATAGTCCTTGCTCTTCGTCGGCTTGCGCTTCGGCGTCGGGGCGGGGCGGATGAAATTTGCGATGCGGGATGCCATTACGCCGCCTCCCTTTCGATCTGGTCGATGTTCTGCTTGATCACCGAGACGGTGTAGGCGACGACCCAGGGGGTCGCTTCCCATGCGCCGAAGCCGTTTATCTTGTTCCAGAGCGAGCGATAGCTTTCGCGCGGGTCCAAGTGGTAGTTGGCTGGCGTCACGCCGTCGGCTTCATAGAAGGCCGTCGTGTAAGGCATCCATCCCGAGTGATGAGGTTCAATGCCCTCGGCGATGGCGTCGGCTTCGCTGATATCCTGCAGCCGTTCGACGCGAACGTCGGTGACCGGAAGTGTTAGGCGGGACGTCCAGCGGGGCATGTGCATTGACCGCTTGGGCTTGGTCCAGTCGCCGTAATCAGGGTTTCCATCCGCCCAATACCAGATATCGCAGCCTACAGGCCATGTTGTCGGTGGGTTCACCTTCGGCTTGAACTCGAATGGTCCGCTGAATTCCTCACGAACCCAAAGGCGATCGCCGCGCTTAATCTTGATGTCGAGCTCGCCAGCATAGTTCCCGTACACACTGCGCCGCTCGAACGAATGATATGGTGCCGCATCAAGTGGGCGGATGGTCTTCCGAATGATGGATATTCCCGGCGCAGGCTGGAACTTTAGACCACGTCGGGTTTGCGTCTTCCGACAGGCGAGAAGGGCGCGCACCATCGCGCCGCTGAAAAGGATCGGATGGTCAACCATTGCGGCTACCTCCAATCACGAGAAGCGCAACGATGGCGACAAGGCCCTTCGTTACGATGCCGAGAAGGATCGCGGTACCGGTGAAGGTCCAGAACGAATAGAAGATGGCGTTGAAAAGATCGGCCATTACAAACCTGCCTTGAGCAGCCGGGTCATTTCCTCTTGCTGCTCGTCGATGAGGGGTTTCGTTTTCCGGTGGGACCGGCGTGCGGCCTTGATGGCTTGGGCGCGGTCACGAAGCTGCGGGTGTGCCCGGTAGAGCCGGCGGTCGATCCGCCAGAGGATCCAGGCATTGATGACGCGGCGGAGGAGCGTGTTCATGCTGCACCGCCTTTCAACGCCCATTCAAGGGCGACGCGGGCGTTGTGGCCGGGAGAGCGTGCCGGCGAGCCGTACTTGCGCTCGGCCAACAGGTCGCAAGCTTCCTGCATCGCCTCGCGCAGCGCTACTATTTCCGCATCCTTAGCCGCGCACTTCTTTTCGAGGTGTTCCTGTGCCAGATCATGGAAGCAGGCATTGGTGAACTCGGGCGCGAGCTCGACCCGAAGAGCGTAGTGCTCGCGATCGTAGGGCTCGTATTTTTCCTTGATCTGGATGCCCCAGCGTTCGAAGTCTTCGAGCGGGAAGGTGCCGGCCAGGTCTTTGATGCCGGTGTATCCCTGGTGCTTCGGGTTTTCGAACAGATCGCGCTTGAGGAGGACGTAAAGGGTCATGCGCCAACCCTCGCCACGGATGCTTCGCGATCGAACTTTCGGAACGTCAAATCGGAGAAGACGTCCGACGCTGAGGAATAGGCCTGCTTCTTTGCGTCTGCCTCGGAGGTCGCTGCATAGATGCAAGTCGCGTCATTCCATTCGACTGAATAGGGCCGCCACGGATCGCCGATAGCCTTGAGGTGGTCGGCAAGAGCCTTCCGGCCAGCGTCGGTCACGCTGTAGAAGGCCATCCGGCCCGTGCAGCCGTCCAAGTGCCAGTGAGGAGAGGCGCCGAACGACGCAGCATCCTTGCCGTCTTTGTCGGTCGCAAAGTGGTCGCGGTAGGTCTCGCCCATCGGATCTACCGGACGGCCGAGCGCATGGTCGATGTGGTCCATCGCCTTGTCTTTGAGATAGCGGTTCACACGCGGATTGCTGGTCATGCGCCATACCTCTTTTCAACGGCTGCGACGTCCTCGCCGGTCAACACTGCGTGCGCGCCCGTCAGAAGGCGGAAAGCCTCGGTGCCAAAGCCAATCTGGTAGTAGAGCTTGTCGTCGCGGCGGGATCGGTTGAGCAGATACGCGATCGCTTCCCCGGCCTTTTGGAGCTTGGTTTCCGTGTCCATCACGCGGCCTCCTGCAGGAACGCCAGCGGGTCGAATCCGACATGATCGGCCAGCAGCTCCATCGCCTGGTTCATGAAGGCGCAGAACTCGTCGTGATCCATCTTGTCGAGAGCGATGCTGTCGGGAACGAGGGTGATTTCGCCGGTGCGCAGATTGATGGTCTGCTCGCGGTAGCCGAGCGTCATCTTGATGTCGCGGTGGAGGTTTTCAGGAGAAGCCCACTTGCCTGTGACCTTGACCACGAGGCCAAGCGCCTTCCAGTAGGTGCGCAACTGCTTGTTCGAGCGCTGCGATACCGGGACGAGCTCGAAAACCTTACCTTGCGGAATCCCGGCCATCTTCTCGGCATCGTCAGCCGTGTGCGCGCGGAGCCCGCGCGGCGTCATCACGGCTTCGATGTGCGGGGGCTTCTCCTTCTTCGCCATGGTCAGCCACCGTTCAAGGGCGCAAGCTGCGCGAGCCGACGATCGCGGATAGCGAAGGCCGTATCGATCATGTCGGCGTGCCCATTGGTTTCGAGCACGGCCGGCGCGTCGAAGTCGTTCCAGATCTCAGCGACGTCGGTTTCGTCCTTGGCGCCGGCGAGGCCGGTCTCGATCTGCTCAAGGAAATCGCCAAGGTCGAATTCAGGTTCGGTCGTCGAGGCGGCTGGTTCGGCCTCGATTGGTGCGGCGGCCTTGGCTGGCGGGGCAGGAGGTGCCGGGGGCTTCGGCGGGATTGCCGGCTTCTCGGGCGTGATATCCCGCATCGTCTCGACTTCGTCGATCTCGCGCACCTCGAACTCGTCGCGAATGCCACCGAGCACGTCGCCGAAGAGTTCGCGCAGGCAGTAGCCGGCGGCGCGCCAGGCAAGCATGCGCTTAGGAAAGCGATACCAAGGCGCATCGTTCGGGACGTCGTTCTTCCAGACCTTTTGACCGTTGTCCCAGACCTGCTTCCGGACCGTGGGGCGATCATCCCAGAGGCGCGCGCGGGTAGCGTCATCCTGGGAGAACTCAACGCGCTTCTCTTCTCCGGTGTCGAGGCGCTTTGCTTCGCAGTAACCGATGAGCTTGCCGTTGATCTCGTCGCAGCCGGTGCGGAGGTACGCGACCTTGCCCGACATGCGGACGACGTTGATCAGGCCATCGCCGTAGAGCGCCGGCTTGCCATTGATGACGGTGAAGCTCCGAAGACTGACCATCGGCTTGAGTCCGAGCTCGGCGCCGGACATGATGGCGACAGCGACAGCGCTCGCGGCGTCGTCACCGGTGAGCTTGCCGACCAGCGCCGCCGGGGCGAGGCCGGAGGCAACGACAGTGCGCGCCATCCGAAAGGTTTCTTCGAACGTCTGAGGAACGATCGCCATGACCTGGCCGCCGCCCGAGAGTGCTGGAACGTGAGCGTTCATTGGTATCTCCTACCGGTCGATGTCATCGAAGATCGATCGATTGCCCTTGTCATCGAGCATCGTGCGGTCTTCCGAGAACATGCGCTGTCCATTGGGGTGTTTGGCCTGCTTCTCTTCGTCGGTTCGCAGGTCTTCGACCGGGCGGAGTGCAGCAACCGAGGCCATTTCGGATGCGGTCTTGATCTCGACGACCTCGACCTTCGCCTCGCCTCGCTTTGTCGGTACATAGATGCGCTGGCCGACCGCGACTGGAAAATCTGCGAAATAGTCGTATGTCTTATCGGCTTTCTCCCAAGCGAACTTGACGGCGACGATCGTGCGGGGTGTTTGGTCGGTCATCAGGCGGCCCTTTGTTCTTCGAAGCGTTGAACGCCATCGAGCTCGACGCCGGCGCGGATCGCGCGATTGGCGAGCGTCTCGACGAGCGCTTTCATTTCGGGGTGGTTGCCCAAGGCCTTCAGAGCCTTGTCGTAGTCGGTGATGAGGGCGGAGACGAACGTCCGGAGAGATACGCGGGCGCCGGTGCGGCCGGCCTGCGTTTTCGTCGACTTCGCGGCTTGTTCCTGCTCGTCGGCCTCGCGCTGCAGGCGCTCTGCTTCGGCCTGCGCGTCAGTGTCGCTTACGTCCGCCTGCGCGGCTAACTCTTCGGCTTCACGGCGCTTCCGTTCGGCTTCGGCGCGCTCGCGCTGCAGGCGCTCGTTTTCAAGGCGCTCCTGCTCCCTGAGGAACGGCGTGACGTGGGCCTTGAGCTTCTTGGCGAGGGTGTCTGGATCGCTCTTCAGGTCGCGCCACTTGTCGTCGACCGCACGGCCACCATCGAGGTGAGGCTGCTTTTCGACCTTGTGCAGGCTCTCGGCTTTGGTTTTGATCGCGGTCAGGCGCTTGGCCCAGATTGCGGCTTTGTCGGCCTGATCCTGCGTCGTGATCGGGGTTTTCATGAAGACGGCCGCCTGCTCGGCCTCCGCCTGATATTCGAGCTTCAACGCTTCGAACGGATCGGAGGGCAGGTTGTGGCCCATGGCAGGTGCCGGCGGCTCGTCATCCCAACCCGCGCCCTCTATTGCGTTCTGGTAGGCCTCATAGCTGACCGGATGCGTGCGGCAGAAATTCCAGGCGTCCGCAGCATCGACCATGCGCTCGCCGCGCATCGCGAGCCAGCCGCCGGCATCGTCAAGCCAGATCGCAACCGGCTCCCACTGTCCACCCTTGAAGCGCGTCCGGTAATAGCCCTGTTCCGGCTGGCCTTCATGCATCGGGCCGAGGTTCCCCGCCAGGGCGTTCTGCCACCAGCTCCAAAGATTGGTTTCTGCGGTCATTTCAAACGCTCCTGTCAGCGATGATGGATTTGTGGACTTCCTCTGTCCGCACCAGCCCAATCGCCATGAAGGCGAGGAGGGCGCACAGCAGGAGAAGGAAATAGGCGGTGGCGTAGGACGCGCGGTTGAACTCGGCGATCGCGTCCAGATCGATGTTGCGTGCCGGCGGAAGCTGGCAGTCGCCACATTCACAGTATCGGGCGGCCGGATCGCAGGCGTAGGAGACGGCCCGTTCCATTAGAGGCGCGCCCCTTCGACACTGGCGAAATCGCGGCGAGCAGCGGAGTTGTGACCCATCGCAATCCGGCGGTTCACGATATCGGTGACAACGGCCTGCTGCTCGTCGTTCAGCTTCATGAACGTGCGATGCGGGTCAGTCTGGAAGTCCAGCCAGCGCTTGTCGGACATCTCGCCGGCAATTTCGATTTCTTCACGCTCGACGCAGCCAATGGCCGCGATGATGGTGCGCATGTTGGAGGAGGTGAGCATTGTTCGTTTCCTCGGTGGAAGAAGGCCGACGCCGAAGGGGATCAGGCGTTGATGGTGACGATGCAGGTGTTGACCGAGGTGCCGGAGGCCTTGAATGCCCCCTCAGGCAAACGCTCGATTGAGCCGCTGCTTTGCTCGACGAGGTCGCGGAATTCCGAACTCAGCTTGTTTTCGCGGAACATCACGCCCGCAGACATGATCGCGATCAGCCGGCCACCGGGCTTAAGGAACCGCAGTGCGTGGAGCACGTGCCGAATGTCGTCCTGCTTGGCGAAGGGAGGGTTCATAACGACGCGGTCGAAGCGCGGTTCAGCGGCTTCTCTCAGGAAGTCAGTTACCTTGATGGTAGCCTTGGGCAGGACCGCGTGAGCTTTCCCTGCGCGTGCGACATCGATTTCAAACCCGGTGATGACGGCGCCTTGGCGCTCGGCTGCAAAGGCAATGTTGCCGAGCCCGATGTTTGGTTCAAGAACCTGCATCCCTGCTTCGATGCGGGCGATGATGGCAACGTTCGTTGCGAGGTCCATCGGGGTGTCAAATTGCCCAAAATCCTGCTTCGTGCGGCTGTACTCGCCGGTCAGGATGATGGGTTCCAAGGCGTCTGCAGCGTCGCCGTTAAACACGTGCGCCTTCGCGCTGCGGTTCCATTTGCCGCCAGCCGCTTCGAGAACCTTGTTTGTCTCGGTGTAGAGCTTGCGGTCCAGTGCGCCGGTCAAGAAGACCTTCGCGCCTTCAAGGGTCGCTGCGTCCAATACTTTCAATACGTCTTCGCTGATTTGCGGCATGGTAAATCCTTCGGTGATTAGGCCGACAGCCTGTTGATCTCTGCTTCCAAAGCCGCACGCTCTGCCGCGATCGGCATGCGGAACGGCCGGTAATTCAGGTTCTCGATTTCCTGACGAAGGCGGGTCACGCGCTCGACGTTCGCAGCCGGAACAACCGGAGCCGAACGCTTCGCCGCGCGCTTCATTGCCTGCCACGTCAGACGCAGGCATTCGCCAAAGGTGCAATTCTCGTAGGGGGTGAAGCGCTTTGCGTTCTCGGCGAGCGCAAGCCGGTACTGAACCCAGGCTTCCTTCATCACTGCCGATTTGCTGATCATCGCTTCGTCCTCTCGTCAGCGTCTTGCTGATGTAAGGAATGTAAGCGCAACTTACCTTACTCGTCAATATCGAATGTAGGTAAGCCCTACTTTTTCTCGTAAGGTAAGGAGTAAGCAGGGGAAATTCTGACGCGCAGCTCGGTTCTGACGAGGCGGGGAGGGGCGTGCAGATATCTAGGGGCGGGGCCGCGCTCGGCCGCTAGCTCTTGTGGCAAGCAAATTATTTCAGAAAAGCGACTCGACTCTGGGCTGCATTCCTGCTGTTTTTGTGAGAACAAAATAGGAACACAGGAGAAAAGAATGTCGCGTAGTGCTCCCGTAGATCATCCCGACGCCCTTCGTTTGGTCGTCGAGCTCGAAAGCGTTTATGTGGCTTGTGATGATTGTGGGCACTCGCGTGTGCTTCACCTGACGAACCTTCAGAAGGCCGCCGATCTGGGCGTTCATAATTACATGCAGCTCTGCAGGAAGATCCGCTGCAGCGAGTGCCCAAAGATGCCGACAGCGTTCCGCAACTTGACCATCAGGCCTTCATGGCGGGGCGCCGAGCTGCTTCAAAGCATGGCGTGAAATACAACCTTGTGAACGCTGAATACCTTGTCGGCTGGGAACTCCAGCTCGTGGCTCTCGCCTTTGCCAGGATTGTACTGGTAGAGGCGAAGAACGTCGCCAGACCGCGATACGAACCGCTTGAGGTAGCTTGAAACCTCGTCATCGTCGTCATCGCCAAGGATCTGCACGATTACATCGTCGCCCTGGCGCACCTTCGTGTGCGGGTTCACCCACGCGGTTTCGCCCTGGTAGAAACGCGGCTCGCCTGACGTCCCTTCAATCTGGACCGCATAAGCGCCTTCGACGCCTTCCAGCCCGGGAGGGCAGAAGACATGGGCGATATCCTGCCCATTCAGAATGAACCGGCCGTTGGCGCCGGCCGCTATATGGCCGCGAAGCGGAATTCTGACGTCCGCAGGAAAGGCTTGCCATCGAGGCGGAAAGCTCGCGTTCGGCTTTGGCTTCGGCGTTGACGGACGAACCCTCTCCCGAACCATTCTCATTCGGTAAGCCTGTGGTGGCTCTTCAGGCGGGGTTCCCTGCCCAGTCAAGAGCCATTCCGGATCGGCCTCAAGAATTTCCGCAAGTCGAGAGATCTTGTCGCGTTCTGGCGAGGTGGAGTTGTTCTCCCATAGCGTGACGGACACGCGGCTTATGCCGAATGCTTCAGCCAGGCCTTGCTGGGTGATGCTCAACGCTTTGCGCCTTGCGCGGATTCTCTCGCCGATCGTGTCCATTCGCTGTTTGTAATTATCCCCTACGTAAAAAGCACCTACATAGCGCTTGACAAAAAGAGTAAGTGTAGCTTACCTTCACTTACATGATTGAGATCGTCGAAAGAGCAGCAGAGAAGGCGGGGGGCGTAGTTTCGCTCGCACGTGAACTCGGCATCAAGCACACGGCCTTGTACTCCTGGAACCGTGTCCCTGCGGAACGTGTGCTCGACATCGAGCGCATCACTGGCATCTCCCGGCATGAGCAGCGACCGGACGTATTCGGCGGGCAGCCGGAGGCGGTTCGATGAGCCAGCCCATTGCGAAATTTTGGATGGTCTACGGACTGGGGCAGGGCGCTCCGCGATACAAGCACCTGAGCAAGGCCGGCGCCCAGATCGAGGCGGCACGCCTCGCCAGGGCCAACCCTGGTGTCACGTTCGTTGTCCTCGCTGCTGTGGACGCCGTCACGGCCAGCACGCCCGCCGTCTCCCGAGTTGAAATCACCAAGCCGGTACCGCTCACGGATACCGACGACCTTATCCCATTCTGAGGATTGATCATGGCCGACGTTCACATGGTAGCTCGCGACCAGCTCCGCTCTTTCATCGAGCGTATCGAGCGGCTTGAAGCCGAGAAGCAGACAATCGCCGACGACATCAAGGATGTCTATGGCGAAGCCAAAGGCACCGGATTTGATACCAAAATCCTGCGCAAGGTCATTTCGATCCGCAAGATGGACCGGGACGAGCGCGCCGAACAGGAAGCGATCCTCGATACCTACTTGGCAGCACTCGGGATGATTCCGCAGCCCGATCTCTTCGATGACGAGCCTCACGACGCCGAAACCGGTGAACTGAGCCCGAAGCTGGCTCACACCATCGTCACCGGCCTGCAGACCGAGACCGGCCGCGCTGCGCTGGTCGCAGCCGTCGACATCATGATCGAGCAGGAAGAGGCCCAGGCGGACGAAACCCTTTGCGAGTACTGCAATGGCTCTGGCGACGTTCATCGTATCGACGGTGAATGGCTCGGCCGCTGCCATTGCGAAGCTGGTCGCTATGAGAGCGATCCAGCAACCGAGATTGCTTCGGCCTCTCAAGGCGAAGCCGAAGACCACAGCGACCAGCGCGAGACCGACCGCGAGGCGGCGGCAGACGAAGATTGCGCCGGCGCCAACGCAGGAGGAGACGATGTAGAAAGCAGCGCAGAGCGCGCAGGTCCGGTGGACCCCATCAATCTCGAACCCTCTGGCCCGGAGGCTGAACGGGCAACCAATTCGCCGGAAGCGGCAAGCGAGACGCCCAAGCAGGTATACGGAGACAGTGTGGAGGACGCGACGGCGCCACCGAGTCAGTCTGTCGACATTCCTGCCGGCGGGGAAAGTGCTCCGGAGATCGACGGATCGAAAGAGGAATGCCCCGCCGACCCCAATTCGCCTGAAGAGGCACCGAAATTCCTGACGAAAGCCGAGGAGGGCGCGGAGGCCAAGGGCACCGCAACCGTTGATCCGGTGAGTAGGGCCGAAGCGGAGACAGACCGTCAGCGCTCCTCCGAGGCCGGACCGACTGACGGGCGTCGGCAGGGCGGCGTTGAGCCATCGGCTGCGGCTGTGGCCCCTGCATCTTCTTTCCTCACCAAACCGCCGTCTCCGCTGCGCCCAAACTGCCAGCGTCCAGAGAACTGCGGCGGCTATGGCCGAACTCACTGCGGAACGTGCCTGCGGGCGAACGAAAGGGAATTCGCATGATTGGGATGAAGTCGTCATGGTGGGCCCGCGCCTCCAAGGAACAAAAACTCGCCCAGATCGACGGCGGGATCGATTGCGGCATAAGCGCCAAGCACATCGCCATGAATGTCGGCGCCACCGTGAGTGCCATTCATGAGTACGGACGGCGCAACGGTCGGAAGTTCATGGGGAAGAACACCGCAGCCCAGCTGCGCAGAGCAGGGAGTATCGCCGGTATCGGCGCAGCTCGTCGCCTCGGCAAACCGGACTGCGAGATTTCATCGGCCTTTTCCATCTTCGGTGACATGCCTTCTGGGCGGCCAATGTTCGATGAGGTGCTGTCATGACCGCCTGATTTCTTGTCGCCGGCATCAGTGGCCTCGCACTCCTCGGCGTCTTTCTCTGGCGCGAGGTATGCGAGGAGATCGGACGCCTCATCTCGGAGCGCCGTGACGCGCTCGCTGAAAACAAATTCCTGAAAATTACTGACGACGAACTGGCCGAGATCATCCTTTGCGATCTTCGCTCCGGCCTTCGCCCCGTCCTGGATTGATCGCGGCTCCTCCTCCCTCGCGATCAAAGAGAGCCCCAGTCTTCCTCCTCCCGGCTGGGGCTCTCAACTCTCAACCGGATCCGCTTGTTCGCCAGCTTCAAAACCACGGCCTGAACAGCGGAACCCAAGGGAATGGCCGGTGACGACGAGGGATCGTCACCGGCAGTAGAGCCTTCGTATGCGGCGGCGGCTCTACGGAAGGGAATGACTTGGGAGGGACCGGCAGCCGCGCCAACGGCGCCGTCCTCTTCGGAAGTAATGCCTGTGTGCATCACGTGTCTCCATCAACGGGATCAGTGATCGCATAGGAGAACGACAAGGTGTTGGGAACTCACGACAAGCCCTTGGGGTCTCGCCCCAAGGCGAGAATTGTCAACAAGGGCAACGACATGAGTGCGGATGTTTTAGAGGCACGCGATTTGATGAAGGGGGCCTTTCCCCTGGAGCGATACGGCAAGCTCGACAACGTATTTTTCGAAGTCTGCAAGTACGTCAATCGCTTCGTCCAGAAAGAATTCACCCAGCGGCGCGCGCGCTCGATCTGGGAAGGAACCGCGCGACGGATCGACGCCGAGGAAATGGACGCGCTGCGTCTGGCCGAAATCGAGGAGAGCAAGCGTGAACAAAGAGAACTGCGCGCCCGTCTGGTTGCGCTGGATGCGAAGCTTGCCCGCGTCGGTGCGGCTGCGGCTCGCACGCAGGTGGCAGCGGATCGCCGGCCGTAGGCTGGATTGGGCCGAGTATCTAGCGCCGGAACTGAAGGACGAGGGGAAGTGATGCAGAACAGTGTACCTCTTATTGTTGACAGTTTCGCGGGTGGCGGTGGCGCCTCGACGGGCATTGAGATGGCGCTCGGCCGCTCGCCCGACATCGCGATCAACCACAACGCGGACGCGCTGGCGCTGCATGCTGCCAACCATCCGGAAACGCTGCACCTGTCCGAGAACATCTTCAAGGTGGATCCGCTCGACTACGTGGCCGGACAGCATGTGGGCCTGGCTTGGTTTTCGCCAGACTGCAAGCACTTCTCAAAGGCTAAGGGCGGCAAGCCCGTCGAGCGTAACATCCGCGACCTCGCATGGGTGATCGTCCTTTGGGCCGAGCGCGCAAAGCCCGACGTCATCATCATGGAGAACGTCGAGGAGTGGAAGGAGTGGGGCCCGCTCGTCGAAACCGACAAGGGCTTGATGCCTTGCCCTGACAGCCGTGGCCAGACCTTCCAGAAATGGTGCAAGGCCATGAAGCGCGCCGGCTACAAACTGCAGCATCGTGAGTTGCGGGCTTGCGACTACGGCGCGCCGACCATCCGCAAGCGCCTCTTTGTCATCGCACGTCGCGACGGGCAGCCGATTGTCTGGCCGGAGCCGACACACGGCGCGCCGGCCGATCTGGACGTTCTCGCCGGAAAGAAACTGCCTTGGCGCACAGCCGCCGAAATTATTGACTGGTCGCTTCCTTGCCCATCGATCTTCGACACTTCGAGCGAGATCATGAGCAAGTTCGGTCTGCGCGCGATCCGTCCGCTCGCCGATGCCACCATGGCCCGTGTGGCGCGAGGCACGAAGCGATATGTGCTGGACGCTGCGCGCCCTTTTCTGGTTCAGACAGGTTACGGCGAGCGCAAGGGACAGGATCCGCGATGCCTGGATAGTGAAACGCCGCTTGGCACGGTCGTGGCCGGTGGCGTTAAGCATGCCGTCGTTTCGCCGTCGCTGACCCGGTTCAATACCGGCGCGACCGGCAGCGCCATGGACGAGCCAGTCTCGACGATCACCGCCAACAGCTACATCAAGAAGCCTGGTGGCGCTGCGCCGCTCGGCATCATTGCCCCGCATTTGTCTGCTTTCTACGGTCCCGGAGCCGGAGGCCAAGACAGATCGGCTAGCGCGGAAGAACCGGTGCGCGTGGTCACCACCGAGAACCGACATGCTGTCATCGCGCCTGTGCTGACCTATGCCCAGCAGGGTGGCGCTAACCGCTCAATCGACGAACCGCACCACACCATCACGGCCAGCAAGAAGGAACAGAACTCGGTCATCGTGCCCAGCCTCATGAGCATGAAGGGCAGCGACCGCCGGGACAGGCCGGCTGATGCGCCACATCCGACGGTGCTCGCAGGCGGTGGCCATTCTGCGGTCATCGTGCCGACCATTGTTGGGTGTGGCGGCCGGGCCGGTCAAAGCCGCCCTCGCGCTGGTGACGAGCCCATGGCCACAGTCACGGCCAAGGCTGATGCTTGCGTCTCCGCAGTGTTCGTTGCCCAGCACAACAACGACAGCCGCCGCATCGGTGGCGTTAACCCGGGCCGCGAAGCTTCAGAGCCCATGTCCACCGTGACGGCCACCGGTGCGCAGCAAGGCGTCGTTTCTGCCTTCGTTTCTCGCCAGTTTGGTGCCAGCGTCGGTCATGGCGTCGAAGAACCATCGGCAACCGTGACCGCCGGCGTCAACAAGTCGGCCCTCGTTGCCCCGCATCTGCACGCCTATTACGGCTCCGACCAGGACACGCCCGAGAACGAGCCCTTTCACACCATCACGACCAAACCGCGGTTCAGCCACGTCGAGGCTGCGATCAGCGCGCCGCCTTTCACCGAAGATCAGCACGCCCGAGCGCGTGACGTCGCCGACTTCATGCGCTCTTATGGCTTCTGGGATGATCGCGAGTTCGTCACCCTGACCATCGGTGACGCTGAGTTCGTCATCGTCGATATCGGCATGCGCATGCTGACGCCCCGCGAGTTGTATTCGGCTCAGGGTTTCCCGGCCGACTACAAGATCGATGCCGATATCAATGGCCGCCCTTTCCCGAAGAACGTCCAGGTTTCGTGCGTCGGCAACTCCGTGTCTCCGCCAGTCGCTGCGGCGATTGTCTCGGCAAACTGCCAGCACCTCGTCGAGTACCGGGAGGCTGCAGAATGACGGACGTCGACCTCCTCCGCGAAGAGATCAAAGAACTCGAAGCCCAGATCTTCCGCCTCAAGTCCAGCATGAACAAGTCGGACAACGGCGTGAAGCTGCACAAGCTCGCCGTGATCACCCGCCTTCGTGACCGCTGCAATCGGTCTCTGGCTGCCCTCGAACAGCGAGGTGCGGTGTCATGAGTCCGCTCCCTGTTCTTGCGCTTGCTTCGCTGGCGTCACGCCTTGAGCTTCGGTGGCTTGTGGTTCTCATCCGGGCCCGGATCGGGAATCTCGTCCGGAAGGACGTCGGGCTCTCTGTCCGGTGGCTGGGGCACGTCTCGCGGCATATCTGGCGGAAATTCAGGATCCGGGAGCTTCGGAATCGGTTCAGTAGGTTTCTTGCTCATGATGGTCTCCTCTTTCGGAGGCTAACTGTTACCGCGCCGCGCTTGTTCCGCGAGGGAGACGAGGCATGACGGAACTGTTCAACCTTCTCGCCCAGGAACCGAAGAAGGCTCCGCGCGTCCGCCGTGGCGGATGGTCGTGGGGTCCGGTGGAAGGCGCAAAGCTGCGCGTGCTTTCGATGGGCGCGGGCGTCCAGTCGACGACACTAGCGCTGATGGCTGCGCATGGTGAAATCGGTCCGATGCCCGACTGCGCCATCTTCGCGGATGGTGAGGCAGAACCGGCCGGCGTCTATGAGCAGGTCCGGTGGCTGCAGTCGGACAATGTTCTCCCTTTCCCGATCCATACGGTCACGGCCGGAAGTCTCAAGAAGGAAATTGAGGACGCGGCTGCCGGACTTAACGGCATGTCCGCTCGGCCCCCATTCTTTGTCAAATCATCCAAGGGTCGGCTCGGCCAGGTCAATCGGCAATGCACTCAGGACTATAAAATCGACCCGATACGGAAGACGCAGCGCGAACTGCTGGGGTATCGGCCTCGCCAGCGGATCCCCGACGCGCAAGTTGAAGTGTGGATAGGCATCAGCACTGACGAGGTCGTGCGCGCCGGGGCCTCCTGGGAAAACTGGTCCACCAACCGGTATCCGTTGCTCGAAATGAGGATGTCACGGCAGGACTGTGAGGCTTGGCTGATCAAGCGCGGATATCCCGTGCCGATGAAAAGCGCGTGCACTTTCTGCCCGTATCGCTCCGATGCTGAGTGGCGGATTCTTCGCGAGACCGATCCGGCGGCATTCGCTGACGCTTGTGCGATTGACGCACTGATCCGGGACATGCACCAGCATGGCAAGATCCGCGGCGAATTGTTCGTACATCGATCTGGCAGACCGTTGTCTGAGATCGACCTGACGACAGCCGAGGAGCGAGGACAAGGCAATCTTCTTATGGTCTGCGAAGCGGGGTGCGGACTGTGAGCATCGCCGAACTGATCCGCAAGATGGCCCAAGCCGGCGCACCACCGGAAGCGATTGCGCTCGCGGTCGAAGCGATCGAGGGGAAGGACGCTGAAATCGATCGGCGTCGCCAGGTCGAGCGCGATCGTAAGCGCCGTCAACGGGCGGGACAGTCACGGGACAAGGACGGGACAGTCACGGGACAGTCCGGGGACGACCCCACCCCTGATAAAGAAAGGTCCCCCACACCCCCTAAAGAAATTAACCCCACCCCATCCTCGCTTCGCTCGGACAACAAACGCGGGACCCGCTTGCCTGCCGACTTCCAGCCCAATCTGGTTTTCGCGGTCGAGCTCGGTTTCGATCGCTCCCAAGCCATGACCGAGTTCGACAAGTTCCGGGACTACTGGAACGCCAAAGCCGGGAAGGACGCCACCAAGCTCGATTGGCCGGCGACGTGGCGCAATTGGTTGCGCAACGCTGCCAAGCCTCGCAATCGCCCTCATCAGCAAGCCCCGCCACGGGAAACCGAGCATGCCCGCCACCAGCGGGAGTTCCGAGAATCCATCCAACAGAAACTGAACGGGAATCCAGGCCATGACGAATTTGCCAGCACCGGCCCAATTTTCGACCTTGAACCGGGAGATTACAACGCTCACTGAGCGCCTGGCCCCGGTTCGCGCTGATGCCATCGTTCGGAGCCTCGACGTCATGCAAAGCGCCGGGATGAGCTTGCCAAAAGGTGTTGACGCCCAGAAGTTTGACGTGATCTACGGCTACGCTCTCGATGGGGTGCCGAACTGCGGCCTCACGATTGCCACCCAGAAGCTCATCAGGGGCGACTACGCCGGCAACCCGGATATCTTGCTCGGCATGATCCCGAAGCCGCCGATCCTTGCCGCCCTGGCAAAGCAGGAGGCGAGGGCGGCCCGCGAGGATCTGGCCCGCAAGCGCGAGACTGCATCGGCCTTGAAGGGTATCGCCCCCGAGGTCGATCGTTCGCCCGAGCTCATGGCCCGAGTGCAAGCCCGCCTCAACCAGTTCCGCCAAGAGCACGAGGAGGCCAAGGCCAAGGAACGGGGCGTCGTCGTCCACGAGCCCATGTCGCCTGAGAAGGCTGAGTACTGGGCCAAGATCTCCGAACTGCCCGACTGGTGGCAGGTTGGCGCCGAGCAGGCGGCATTTAGGCGGAAGATCGAAGCCGAGATGGCCGAGGTCGCCCCCGAGGAGAAAAGCCGTGCTGCTTGAACTCCCGCAACAGCCTGTCACCACCGAGGCGGTCTACCGCGCCAAAGTCTTTGCCCTGCGGAGGAAGCTGGTCGGGACGCCAAAGCCGCCGAAGGTCTACGTTCCGAAGCCGAAGCTTCGCGCACCGGCCGATGATCACGTCTGGGCCTATCGAGCGTACCGTCTGCAGCAGCGGCCGCGATTGTCGCCGACGGAACACGTGAAGCTGCGTTGCCTCGAGCTCCGAATTCCTTTCGCGGTGATGGTCGGCCCGTCGCGGGTACGATCGATCACGGAACACCGCCATTTACTCATGTGGGAGCTTCGCCATCAGCGGAAGATGTCGCTGCCGGCTATCGCGCGGATCTTCAGCCGCGACCACACCACCGTTCTGACTTCCTGCCGCAAGATCGAAATGGAGAAGGCCCAATGAGCTGGTACGCAATCAAGACCCGTCCAGGAACACAGCGCCCGGCAACGCCGCGCGTCGGTGAGAGCGGGGACCGCAAGGGCGAATTCATCATCGAGCGCAATGTCAGAGACGCCGACCTCGAAATATTCATGCCGTCATTCCGGAAGGACATCAAACATCACCGGACCAAGGAACTGATCGAGCGCCGCTTCGCCATGATCACCGGCTATTCGTTCGTCTATCTGCCCACGCGTGATTTCTACCGACTTTCCCGCGTTGACGGGGTGACGGCGATCCTCGGCGTTGCGGGCTATCCGCTGCGCATCTCGGATTTCGAGGTTGAGAGCCTGCGAGACGCCGAGGCTATGGCGGGTTCCGCCCTGCAGCGAGAGCGCGACGCGCGAAAGAAGCGGAGCCGCAAGCAGTTGCAGGAGGAGTTCCCGCGGTCGACAGTCGTTAGGGTCGCCCCCGAACATCGCCTCGTCGGGGGCATGCTCGCGTCCGTGCTCGATGTCACCGGACGCAATACCGTCAAAGCTGTGGTCGAATACCTTGGTGGCCTTGTTCACGTCGATCTGCCGCTTGATCTGATCGATAAAGTCGCTTAGAATCACTGCGATCTTTGGTGATTTGCAGGCTGTTCTGATTGCGGACCTCGATTAGAGGGAAAACTCGCCGGGCCTTAGGGAGGAACTCACCGCCTCCCGCCATAGCAGCATATTGCCGAAATTCAGGGCGGCCGAAGCCGCCCTATCTCGTTTCATTATCTGGCGAACGTTGTCTTTCCACCACTCGGCGCGCCGCCATTGCTCTTCTTGCTGTTCTTGGTTGATGCGGCAAGTCCGCGCGACGATCCGAAGGCCAATTCAATCTGGCCGGTAGTTTTGACGGTGGACTGCTTTTCGGCTGGCGTCGACGGCACGGCAGCAATGGCGGAAGTCGCGAAAGCGAGCGACGCCAGGGCGGCGATAACGATCTTCATTGGTAGTCTCCTAGGTTCGAACCTCCCGCCAAGGATTGCGGGAGATTTGGCGTAGGACGATCATCAAGCAAGCGACATACGGCGGGTGTCGTATTTCGACAGCGCGACAGCCCCCGAAGTCGACGCATGGCGTGGCGGTCAACGAAGAGGCGCAACGTTATGAACAAAGCACAATTGCGCTCGACGCGCCTCGCACTTCATGCTCCAAAACTGGGTGCCGGAAGTCGCAGGAGTTAATTCGGTGAGAGAGTATCTATTCGTGGGGCTACTGCTTCTAGCTGGCTTCATCGTGATTAAGTGGAACCTCAGGGATGCTAAAACGCATCGCTGGAACGTTTCGGACGACAAAAACCGAATTGGTTTCGCATTGCTCTCGCTCGTATTCATCGCTGGCTCAATCGTTTTGCTTTGGCACTGACGAGGAGCGAAGGCGCCTTCAGATCCAGCGCCGTTGGTAGTGGCGACCTTTGCCTCCCCGAGGTGGATGAATCCGGCACCAATTTCCGCAGGCAGGGCAAACGGCAAGCGGCGTGGCTCAGAACCACGAAAGACCTCAACGATCCTGAACTTGCGGAACGGGCAGGTAGACCTTGGATCCGTCGCGCTTTCTATCGAGTAAGGATCCCTCGACCAATAGATAGGCCGTTATACCGAGGATGGAGAGCAGTAAAATGCTCACCGGCAGCCCTGCTGAAGAGCGATGATCAGGTTCTTGGAAGTTCTTTCGACCTACCATGGCCGGTACCATTTTTGCACACACGAGAGCCACGCCGTCACGCCGGATGGCCTGACTGGTCAACAAAGTTCGAAGCTCTGTAGCAAGTTGGGATTATACCACGATCGCGGGAGCGCCGCGCGGGATCACAGGTAGTGAGGCAGATGACTGCCGCAACTTGTTCTCCGTATGTTCGTAGTATGTTAGGCGCACATAAGCCGCCCAAATCAGGTAAGTCCGGTCTCGTCGGCGTAGAGCAGCCCGGTAGCTCGCCTAGCCTCATAAACTGGAGAGTCGCAGGTTTGGATCCTGTCGCCGCAACCTATTTCCATCAGCGTTACATTTGGAACAGCTAAAGTTTGGCGATCAGTATAAATTAACTCACATGAACAGAGGCAAAGTTACTGTTCATCCGCTTCGGCGGTTGAAGAACAACTAATAACGCTGCCAACGTTATTTTCCGGCCTGAGGAGAAAGGTCATGAAAAATATTGTGATAGCTTTGGTTGCTACTTGCTCGTTTATTTCAAATGAAGCTTCGGCGTCTTGCTCGTCCGGATTCCTTGCCGACGTGCTTTGCCAAACGGGGGTTATCAACCAGGACACCGCCAACGGCCTTGACCAAGTGCACAAAGGGGTGGGCAATCCACTGGATAATGTAGTGCCGAGTTTTCCTGGTGGCTTTGCGCAACCAGTCGGCGGACCGCAGTTTCAACCGCCACAGGCGAACAACGTTCCCCAAGTGGCTTGGGGTAATTACTGTGTCACGCAGTGGGGCGCGGCCTACGGGGCTGCGAACCCAGTAGGTACACCGTGCACTGCCATTATCAATGGCTATCCAGTTATGGGGTACGTTGGCCGATAGACAGTTGGCAAGAAAACAGAGCCCCGCGAATGTTGCCGCGGGGCTGCCTCAATTTGTGCCCTCAGGGGAGGGTAGAGGTTGCGGCATCAGCCTGCGGTTATGAAGTCCGAATTGAAGAGTGATTCCGAATAGGCAGCCAGGAAGAACTTTTCGACTGTAACCGTAACGCCGATAGCTGCAGAGGTATTAGCCACCGCGGTGTTGAATGCCCGATGTGCGGCGTCGCGATTTTGGAAATCGCCCACCAATGTAGTGTTTGGTAGCCGATACCATTTCTTGACTGATGGCGCCCATATCCAGACCTTCCAGCCCACCTTCTCCGCCTGGTTGAGGAATTCCGAATATGGATCCGGCGTCGTTTTCTTGATGTCGTATGAGATTACATATGTCGTCATGATGTTCCTTTCCTAGTTGCATAAGAAGGAAACGATGAACGACCTTGAGTCGCAAGCAAATTGCTGCTCGCCAGTAGATCTGCACCCGTAAATCACAACCACCTGGGGATAACGGGTACAATGAGACCGCAACCGCCGTTGTCGATGTTCGACGAGATTAGCTCACCAGCCTTTGCCCCCGCCGAGGAAATGCCCGACTGGGTACGGGATACCTTCATTGATGCGGCATCGCCGGTTCACAATCCCGACCACGCTCATCTCCGGTTCGCTGACATCGGTTTCCTCTGGACCACCGTCGGCAACAGCAAGAAGGGGCGTCGGGTCATCGGCCAGTGCGAGACAGGATCTCCGCAGGGCACAATGGGCAAGTGGTCCCGCGCCCGGGCAGAGATGCAGGTCAAGCAGTGGTTCGGCCACGTCCCTGATTTCATCATCACGCTGGACGCCGACTACTGCAGGGAATGCGGAGACGCCGAGTTCATGGCGCTGGTCGAGCACGAGCTCTACCACGCTGCCCAGGATGTCGACGCATTCGGTGGGCCGAAGTTCAGCCGATCGACAGGCCGCCCGGTGTTCGTCATCCGTGGTCACGATGTCGAGGAGTTCGTCGGCGTTGTCCGTCGCTATGGGGCAGATGCAGCAGGTGTCCGCGCCATGGTCGATGCAGCAAACCAGAAGCCCGAGATCGCCAGAGTGCAGATCGCTCACGCTTGCGGCACCTGCCAGCTGAGGGTCGCGTAGTTAGCTGCTATCAGGCGGGGCAAAGAAACAGTTCACGTCGTCTTCAGTCGGATGCAGGCAGATATGGTATCGTCCATCGCCCGACGGCATCTCATCGCCATACGGGATGTAGAACACATGTGGTCGTGTAGCCAGGGGATGGTCACCCGCATGCAAGAAGACAGAAAAACCACGAGCTCCTCGCATTATGTCCGGAGCGGGAATGGCTCCACAATCTCCACCTACCTCATGAGCCTTGCAGCACGCCGGAGGATAGGTCCAGCCGGTCTTTGCCTGGTGAGCGTCGGCTCGAACTACGCCGACTGAGATTGCCGCAAGTGTGATCAGGGATACGCTTGATGGGGCGAATGTCATTGTGCACCTCCTTGGAGGCAGCCCTTCGAAAACGCCGAGAGGTTGCTTGCTGATTGGCAAGAACGATTTGTCTGACCGATGCTTGGATCCGTTCCCCGGACACCAGCGCCGTATTCGTATGTGCTAACATACTCCTCGCTGCTTGGCGGGGAACCGGGATTATGCTTTCGAACTGACCGGAGCCTGACAGACCAATGGCCAAGGGTACCCTGAAGGACGAGGTCAAAACCTTCATCGTCCAAAGCCTCGCCTGTTTCGACACACCGTCTGTTGTCGTCGATGCAGTCAGGAAGGAATACGGCACCACGATCACGCGCCAGTCGGTCGAAGGCTACGACCCAACGAAGAAGGCTGGCAGCAACCTCGCAGAGAAGTGGCGGCTCTTGTTCCAAGAGACCCGCAAGACGTTCCTTGAGGATACGGCCACCATCGCCATCAGTCACCGCGCCGTTCGGCTGCGTGCACTACAGCGTATGGCTGAGAAAGCAGAGAACGCGGGCAACATGGTGCTGGCCTCGTCATTGTTGAAGCAAGCGGCGGAAGAGGTGGGCAATGCCTACACCAACCGCCGCGAACTGACGGGGAAGGACGGAAAGGATCTGCCGGTTCCAGTATCACCCGTCACGATCTTCCAGTTACCCGACAATGGCAGGAGCTGAGCAAGGGCAGGGCGCCCAGACAATCATCCGGCCGCAGGCTGGCCCGCAGACAGCGTTCCTTGCTTCCCCGGCTGACATCGCCATCTACGGCGGCTCGGCCGGTGGCGGCAAGACCTGGGCGCTGCTCATGGAGCCGCTGCGCCACGTGGCCAATCCGCAGTTCGGCGCCGTGTTTTTTCGTCGGTCGACGGTGCAGGTCCGAAACGAGGGCGGTCTATGGGACGAGAGCGAGAAGCTTTATCCCTCGATCGGCGCGGTGCCGAAAGAGCATGTGCTGCAGTGGAACTTCCCGGCCGGCGCCTCGGTATCGTTCGCTCACCTTGAGCACGACAAGACGGTCCTGAACTGGCAGGGCTCGCAGATCCCGCTGATCTGCTTCGACGAACTGACGCATTTCAGCGCCAAACAGTTCTGGTACATGGTCTCGCGTAACCGCTCGATGTGCGGCGTGAGGCCCTACATCAGGGCGACGTGCAACCCGGATGCCGATAGTTGGGTCGCCGATTTCATTTCGTGGTGGATCAATCCAGACACCGGCCTGCCAATACCGGAGCGGGCTGGCAAGCTGCGTTGGTTCGTCCGCATCGGTGACGCCATTGTCTGGGCCGATGATCCGGCAGAGCTGTCAGACTACATCAACCCGCTCGATGGCGAGCCTATCCCGCCGAAGTCGGTGACGTTCGTCCCGGCGAAGCTGACCGACAACGCCGCGCTCATGGCAGCCGACCCCGGCTACCTCGCAAACCTCATGGCTTTGCCAACGGTCGAGCGCGAGCGCTTGCTGGGTGGTAACTGGAAGATCCGGCCGGCGGCTGGTCTCTTGTTCCGCCGCGGCTGGTGCGAGGTGGTCGATGCCATCCCTGCCGGCGCGCGCTGGATGCGCGGCTGGGACTTGGGCGCCACGCCGAAGACAGAGAGCAACGATCCGGACTGGACGGCCGGCAGCAAGATCGGAAAGCTACCCGATGGTCGATATATCGTCGCCCATCATTGCCGCGATCGCCTGTCACCCTCGGGTGTCGAACGGCTGATCAAGAACACCGCCGAAGCCGACGGCAAGGATACGCAGATATCACTGCCGCAGGATCCGGGGCAGGCGGGTAAATCGCAGGTCACCAACCTGACGAAGATGCTTGCCGGCTTCACCGTTCGGGCCACGCCCGAATCCGGTGACAAGATCACGCGCTTCAGCCCGTTTTCGGCTCAGGTCGAAGCGGGCAATGTCCTGGTTCTCCGTGGACCATGGAATGAGGCTTGGTTTTCATCGCTTGAGGGTTTCCCCGAAGCGGCACATGACGATGACGCCGACAGCACGAGCCGTGCTTTCAACGCGCTGTTGAGCGCAAGCACGTTCACGCTGGCGAACGTTTAGGAGCGGACATGGGTAACATCATCGCTTTCGTCCGCGACAGCCTGACGAACATGGTCGCCAACCTCGGCACAAGCCGGGACAAGGCGTCTGCCACGTTCTATTCGATGCCGATGCTTTCGGACGAGGAGTTGCTGAACGCCTACCGTGGCGCCTGGCTTCCGCGGAAGATCGTCGATATCCCAGCCTTCGATAGCGTCCGCGCCTGGCGTGACTGGCAGGCAAAGAAGCCGCAGATCGAGGCGATCGAGGCGGAAGAGAAGCGTCTGAACGTCAAGGGCAAGGTGCTCGAAGCCCGTATCAAGGCGAGGCTTTGGGGCGGCGCTGCACTGGTCATCGGTACCGGTGAGCAGGATCTCACCGCCCCGCTGGGCGTCGATCGCATCGGCAAGGGTGGCTTGAAGTACCTCACGGTCATGTCGCGCCGCCAGCTTACGGCCGGCGAGGTCGAGCGCGACCCGGCGTCGGAATGGTACGGCAAACCAACGCTCTATCAGGTGAGCTCGGCCGGCGGCCGGCAGGTCGAAATTCATCCGTCGCGCCTGGTCATCTTCCATGGCAACCCGGCGCCCGATGACGAGATTGCCACCTCTGCCTATCCGGGTTGGGGCGACAGCGTGCTCTTGTCTGTCGTCGAGGCCATCAAGCAGGCCGATGGCACTGCGGCGAACATTGCCAGTCTCGTCTTCGAGGCGAAGGTCAATATCATCCGGCTTCCGGATTTCATGCAGAACATCGGCAATGCCGAGTATCGCGCGAAGATCTTGGAGCGCTACACCCTTGCCGCCACGGCCAAGGGCATCAACGGCGACCTGCTGCTCGACAAGGAAGAGGAATTCGAACAGAAGACGGCGAGCTTCGCGACCCTCCCGGAAGTGCTGATGTCGTTCCTGCAGATCGTCTCGGGCGCGGCCGATATTCCGGCGACCCGGCTCCTCGGTCAGTCGCCGGCCGGCATGAACGCCACCGGCGAAAGCGACCTGCGCAACTACTACGATCGCCTCCAGGCCATGCAGGAAGTCGAGATGACCCCGGCCATGATGCGGCTCGACGAGTGCATCATCCGCAGCGGTACCGGCTCGCGCGACCCCGACATTTACTATGAGTGGGCGCCGCTCTGGGGCATGTCCGAGAAGGAAAAGGCCGACGTTTTCAAGACGAAAGCCGATGCCGCGCGCCAGTTGGTAGGCACTTCGCCAGGGCAGGAAATTATTCCTCGCGAGGCTGTATCCGACGCTCTAGTCAATGCGCTGGTCGAGGATGGCTCTTTGCCAGGCCTTGATTCCGCCATTGATGAATACGGCAAGCTTAGCGAGCAGGAGCCAGATGAAAATGAGGTACGGGCTGGAGCTGGCCTTGCCCCTCTAACGAGTCCGTACCGGAATTCAGGTCAATCAACTACTTAAACGCGATGCCATCCCCTTCAAGCCCATATCGCTCACAGGTGTCTGCAAAATCCCAGCTGACCTCGGAGCCGGCTTCGGTGCCCACAGTTGCGAAAAAAAGCGAGCCAGATGCATTTACCGAAACGGTCAAGGTCAAGGACGAAGGTCTGCCTTTCTTGGCGCAGAGGTTCGTTGCAAGATAGTCAGTGGCCTTGGTGACGGCGTCAGGGATCTTGTCCAATGGCTGAAATAGCGGGTCGAGCTTCACTTCCGCAGCTGCAGCTATGAATTCTTTCTGCGGCACAACCTCGAGCGAAGCGCCCTTTGGAAGGCTGTATCCGGGAACTTCGATCGCTCCCGTTGGGGTGACTTTGTAGTCAACCGAACCGAAAACATCGACGAGGCCACCCTTCGGATCGCGAACGATGACCCCCCAACTGGGCGTATTCGCAATTGTCGCGGAGGGACTTTGCGGGGTGAGAACGGTACTGCTCGGCGCCGTGTGCCCAAGTTGTTTGTTTAATCCGTCCACCAAGTTCTTCTCGTTGTTCGCGTCCTGGCCCCAAGCTGGAGAGGCGACGATTAAGCTCGCGGCGATCAAGAAGTTGCGCACTCTGCATTTCCCTTCTGTTTCTCTGCTGATTTAAAGTCAGCTTAAGCCCAGGTGACCAGAATATGCAATTTATAGATGCTGCACCGATCGCGGGCACGCGACGGACCGCCGACGGCTACCTAATTGCTGAGGTTCGCACCGCACGCACTGGCATCCAGGACTATGCCGGCCATGAGGTCGGGAAGCCCGATATGCCGGTCGTGAAGGTTTACCGCCCCGCCGATCAGGTTTTCGCCCGCGACAGCCTCGGGAGCTATGCACACAAGCCGGTGACGAACGAGCACCCAGACGAAGCCGTCAGCGCTGCCAACTGGAAAGACCTGGCCGTCGGCCAGATCGGTGACGAGGTCGCACGCGATGGCGAGTTCGTCCGCATCCCGCTCATCGTCATGGATGCTGCGGCCATCAAATCCGTCGACGAGGGCAAGCGGGAGCTATCCGCCGGCTACACCTGCGATCTCGCATGGGAGCCGGGCACCACGTCCGAAGGCGAGAAGTACGACGCCATCCAGAAAGATATCCGGATCAACCACGTTGCCATCGTGCAGCGCGGCCGCGCCGGATCACAAGCTCGCATCGGTGACGGTGTGAGGTCGTGGGGCGCTGCCCCTGTCACCAGTGATCAGAAACCGAAAGAGGAAAAGATCATGACCCTGAAGACGGTTACCGTCGATGGCATCCCGGTTGAAGTAACCGACCAGGGCGCCACCGTCATCGCCACACTGCAGTCTCGGCTTGCCGATGCCATCTCCAAGATGACCGCAACCGAAACGGCACACCAGACGGCGCTGGCCGCCAAGGATGCCGAGCTGGCCAAGAAGGATGCCGAGCTCGACGCGACGAAAGCTAAGGTGCTTTCCGATGCCGATCTCGACAAACGCGTCCAGGCCCGCGGCGATCTCATCGCCACCGCCAAGGCAATCGCCAAGGACGTCAAGACCGAGGGCCTGTCCGACGCTGCCATTCGCAAGGCCGTCGTTACTGCCAAGATCGGCGACGCCGCCGTTGCCGGCAAGTCCGACGCCTATATTGACGCCCGCTTCGACACGCTCGTCGAGGACGCGGCCAAGAACCCCAGCGACCCCTTCCGCAACGCTGTGAAGCAGGGGCTCACCTCGGATGCGGACCTCACCGACTCCAACAAGGCCTACGAGGCAATGCTTGCCCGCGATCGTAACGCCTGGATGGGCAATCAGAAGGAGAACGCATAATGGCCTTTCCTCCCGTCTCCTATTCGCGCGACACGCCGGCCGGCTATCCCGGCTTGATCGCCACCACTGAGCCGCATTTCATCACGTCGATGATCGTTGCGGCAGCTTCCGGCAATATCCCTTTCGGCGTGGGCGTGATCTACGACACGGTCGAAGACACGGTGAAGCTGCCGACCGCTATCGGCAAGTTCGCCGGCGTCGCGGTCGGCGATCGCACTCTGCCCTTCGCCAACGGCGAGCTCTACAAGCCGTACGACCAGATCAGCGTCATGAAGAATGGTTCGATCTGGGTCACCGCGCTTGTCGCCGTTGCTCAGGGCGACCCGGTCTATATGACCCCGACCGGGGGCTTCACCAACGTTTCCAACTCGGCAGCCAACCAGCTGATCGAAAATGCCGAATGGGCAAGCGTCACGAGCGGTACCAACCAGCTCGCGCGTCTCCGCCTTGGCGTCACCAAGTAAGGAGAACGCACATGTTCACCACTGACGCGCCCGCGCTGGCGCTGAACTTCCTGCGCACGGCTCAGAACTACATCGAGCCGGGCATCTATGCTCGCCAGTATCCGGATTTCCAGTATCGCGAGCTCGTGCCCGTCGATAACTCGGCGCCGGACTGGACCACGGCTATCGACTTCTTCTCCATGGGCGATGACGTCGGGCAGGCCCGCGAGTTCGCCGCAGATGGCGACGACATCCCGTTCGTCGACTTCAAGCTCGACGGCGGCAACAGCCGTGTCTGGATGGCGGCGATCGGCTACCGGTACAATCTGCAGGAGCTTGCCCATGCTCAGGCATACGGCATCCGCCTGCAGAACGACCGCGCCGACGCTGCCCGTCGGAAGTACGAGCAGTATGTCGACAACGTTGCGTTCCTCGGTCGCTCCAAGCTCGGCATGACCGGCCTGCTCAACACCACCTCGGTCACGGCCATTACCGCGGCGAACGGCGCGGGCGGCACTGCAACCTGGACCACCAAGACCGCCGACGAGATCCTTGCCGACGTCAACAGCGTGCTCGGGGTCATCTTCACCGCGTCCAACGGCATCGAGCAGGCCGACACCATCCTGCTCGACCAGGATCGTTACGCGCTCATCGCGACCAAGCGTCTCGACGCGACGATGACCACGACGATCCTGGAGCATATCCAGCGGGCGAACATCTACACGATCCGGACCGGCCGGCCGCTGACTATCCGGGCAGTCTTCGGTCTGGAAACCGCCGGCGCCGGCAGCACCCACCGCATGGTGGCCTATCGCCGGTCGCCCGACGTCGTGAAGATGCATGTGCCGATGCCGCTCCGCTGGCTGCAGGCCGAACAGCGTCTGCTGAAGTTTGAAGTGCCGGGCATCTTCCGCCTTGGCGGTGTCGAAGTTCGTCGTCCGGGCGCCATGCGCTACCTCGACGGCATCTGAGGAGTATTCGCTATGTCTAAGATTACCATTCAGAATACTCGCCCGGGCGGATTTGGCATCCCGGGCGGCCCGGTCATCGCTGGCGGCGGTTCGCTTGAAGTCGAAGCGGCCGACTGGAAGACGGTGAAGGACCATCCGGTCGGGAAAGCCTGGGTGGATGCCGGCCATCTGAAACTCGATGGCGATGAGGATATCGCTGACGAAGGCAACTCTTCCAAGTCCGTGACGGAAGTCCTCGCCATGGCGAACGATCCGAACGTGCAGTTCATGTCCTTCAAATCTGCGGCTTCCAAGCTTCTCGGCGATAAGACGCCGGCGAAGAAGGACGAGATCGTCGCCGCCCTCGAAGACTTGGCAACCAAGCCCTGAACGAAAAAGGGGCCGCTGTTACAACAGCGAGCCCCTACGTCAGCAAGTGTGCGTGCTGGCGCCCCCCTGCTGCCAGCAAGAATGCACCGGCTTTGTTTATGAATGCCTAATGTAAATTGCGAGGAATGACATGGCCGGATATGGCGATAACGACGGCTTCACGGCCTACGCGATGGCGGCCGGCTATGTCATGCCTTTTGGCACGACTGATGACCAGAAGGCCGCTGCTCGCCAGCGCGGCGCTTTGGTGATCGATCGGTACGAACCGCGGTTCAGCGGTCGGCGCACCGGCGGATTCGCCCAGGAACGGGCATGGCCGCGCACCGGCGCATCGACATACGACGGTGAGGCGATCCCGCCGACAGAAATCCCGGTTGCGATCGTCAACGCTTCATATGAGGCGGCGTTTCTCGAATTGACGAACCCGGGCAGCCTTTCACCGGTCGTCACAGGCACGGCCACGGTCAAGCGCGAAAAGATCGGCCAGCTTGAAGTCGAATACGCCACGTCGACATCGAGAGACATTGACGACCTTGTCGCGTTGTCTACTCCGGTCGTGACCTCTATCGAGGCACTGCTATGGCCGTTCCTCTCGCAATGCTGGCCTGGTGCGCTGGTGGTTTGAAAACAAACGCTCTTAGTTTGCCAAGGCGGCCAGGTAGCGCGAACTGGAAATTGCGTGCACGTCGGCAATGGACGCCGGTGCGTTTTTGTCCAATCTGAAGGAATAGATGCTGTCGATCTCGGTTCTATGGTCGATCTCGCGAACAATTTCTTCGATGCCTGTTTGAGAGACGTACTTGATGGCATCACCGTCCGAAATGAACGTTGAGTCCACGCGATAAACAACACGGATGTTGCGCGCCCTTATATTGAGCAACACATCGTCGGCTAGGGCGCCGATAGTCACCACACAGAGCTCTGGTTGCCAGATGTTGGAGCTTAACAGCGCCGATGGGCGAGCGGTGCCATCACACCCCTCTAGAGCGAGAACGAGGTTTTGAGTGATGAGCTCGAACTCTCCCTCAAGTTCGTCTGCATGTTCAATCTGAAACCAGTCGGTACGGTGAGGGGCGGTGGTTTCGAATTGGATTTCGAGTTTTCCATAGCCCCAGTAAGTCGGGACATCTTCTGCGTGCTCGGTCGAGAAAAACGTCGGTGCCCCCAGTGCCCGAGCGACGTCCAAGAGCGTGGCGTCGGTCGTCAATGGGCCGAACGCGCCCGTTCGTAGAAACTCGCGCATTGATACTATTTTCTTCGTCATCAGTTTGAAGTGTCTCCCGGCTTTGCAAGTAGTCTTTGATTTCGTCGGATGCGCAGTGTCAACCTTGCTCAACTTCTCGCAGCGGAAAGTGTCGTCGAATTATGCATTTTGATTATTTGCGAGCTCGCCTCACGGCGGGCCGGCTCATTGCCAAGTTCGGCCAGGCCGGCGTCGTCACCCGCCTCACACCTCCGGACCCGGTCTTGGGCGGCGAACCGGTCCCGACGCCTTACCCGGCAACGCTCGTCCCGATGGCCTACGAGGCCCGTTACATCGACGGGACCACTATCCGCAGCGGTGACATGCAGATCTACATTTCGGCCGTCGGCCTCGCGATCGAGCCCACCGTCGGCGACATCGTCGCCGCCAACGGTACCGACTACGCCATCGTGAATGGAGACCCGAATAAATACGACGGCGTGACCAACGTTGTTTTCGTCGTCCAAGGGCGAACAGCATCCTAGCCTCGGTCGAGTAAGGCGCGGATCGGGTCGGCAACCCCGTTGAGGGCATTTGCGATCGTCTGGGTGACTGGATCCAGCGGGCCGATAAACGCTTGAAACATGATGGCGACGATCAGCAAAACCAAGCCCGCGCGAGCCAAGCCATGCGCGTAGAAAGCCAGAGGAATTAATACGAGCAACAAGAGGATCATACGTGTCCTGAGATTGCCAGCTAATGGTCTGTTGTTAGCAACCATCATAGTCCTTCCTCCCAGCCAAAAAACGAGAATCGTATGACATTCGACGAATTGCTCGCCACATACGAGCCACGCCTTGCTGCGGCGTTTCGCGAGGCGGTGGACGAGATCAAGTCGAGCATCATCCTCGCGCGTGTCGTCGAACGTCTCGAGCGAGGCGACGTGAACGGCGCGATCGAGGCGATGCAGCTTGAGCCAGAAGCATTCTCGGCACTCGAAATCGCCCTGCAGGAGGCCTTCAACGCCGGTGGCACCAATGCCGTTGGCGAACTGCCGAAGGTGATGGACCCGCAGGGCAACCGTGTAATCTGGCGCTTTGGCGTCCGCAACCCGGTTGCAGAGGCGATCCTCCGCGATCTGTCTTCGACCATGGTTACGCACATCACCGAAGATCAGCGGCAGGGTGTGCGCCAGGCGTTGGAGCAGGGGCTTGCCAGAGGCGCCAACCCGCGCGCCACCGCACTCGACGTTGTCGGCCGGCAGAACCGTGTCACCGGTCGGCGAGAGGGTGGCGTCATTGGCCTGACCCGCTACCAGATCGAGTTTATCGACCGGGCCCGGGGCAACCTCGCATCCGGCGATCCGGAGCTGATGAAGAAGTACTTCGAGCTCAAGACGCGGGACAAGCGCTTTGACCGCACCGTGTCGGCTGCCATCCGTGAAGGCAAGCCGGTCGCGGGCGAAGCGCTGACCCGGATCATCGGCAGGCTCAACGACAAGAACCTATTGCTCCGCGGCGAAATGCTGGCGCGCACCGAAACCATGATGGCTCTCGGCTCCGCACGAGACGAGGGGATGCGGCAGCAGATAGAGGCGGGCAAAGTCCAGGCGCAGGACATCACGAAGATTTGGCGATCGGCCGGCGACAGTCGAGTTCGGCACACTCACCGCGTTATGAACGGCAAGAGCGTCGGCATCGACGAGACGTTCCAAAGCCCGTCGGGCGCGTCGCTTCGCTATCCCGGCGACCCGCGCGCGCCAATCACGGAAACGTCGGGCTGCCGCTGCCGGCTGGAATACAAGATCGACTACATCGGCGCCGTCGCGCGTCGCTACCGTGCCGAGGCGGCCTGATGGCGACGCTCTCCTTCAGCGCGGCTGTTGCTCAGTGGGCGGACAAGGTCGATGGCGCAGTCGAGGCTGTGTTCAAAGAGGCAACGCATGAGGTCGTCGAGGAGATGCAGAAGCCCGCCGGTCAGGGTGGACGCATGCGTGTTGACACCGGCTTTCTCCGGGCATCGCTGCTTGCTTCTACTGCGGCGATGCCTTCGATCGTGTCGGGCAAGAACCCCACGCCCGGCTCTGGGCCAAACAGCTATGCTACAAGCTTCGACCAGGTCGAGGCGGTGATCGCCGGAGCCGATATCGGAGACACACTCTATTTCGGCTACACCGCCGCATATGCCGGGCACCGTGAATATGGCTCGAACGGCCAGCCGGCCGACGGCTTCGTTCGCCTGGCCGCTCAGAACTGGCCGATTATCGTGGATCGAAAGGCTGCCGAGCTGAAGGCCCGTCTGGGTCTTTGATCGCAGCGTTGGTGTCGATGTTCTTTTCAATCGCCGCCAGCAACCCAAGCTGAAGCATCGTCAACGCTTTCCGGGCGGCCTTGAGCGAGGTGTCGCCTCGTACCGTTGCGGCGCTATCCCGGCCCAATGCCAGCAATGCCGCATGGATGAGCTCATACACTTCATCGTCGCTGAGAGGCGGCTTTTCAGACATAGGCAATCGATACATGGCCGTTGGTTCCGACGCAATCATCTTCAAAGCGCTCACCGAGCGGCTGCGCGCCATGCCTCAGGTGCTACCGATCGCCGGGCCGAACGTCGTGTTTCCCGTCACCGGGCAGCCGCTGCCGCCAAGGTATCTGCGCCTTGCCTTTATGCCTAACCAGACGCGCCAAGTGACCATGGGCGACGATCCGCAACAGAAGCGCGGTTTGCTTCAGGTCTCTGTGGTTTGGCCGGTCGGGCAGGGAATTATCGACGCCCTCGAAGTCGTCGACCAGGTCATCGACCAGTTCAAGAACCAAACGCTATTCGCCTCTGGCGTGAGGATCACGATCAGCAGCGAGCCATGGGCGGCAGGCCCGCTCCAAGAGAGTGAACGGGTCCAGATCCCGATCACCATCCCCTACCACGCATTCGAACCGGAGAACTAACATGGCAAACAAGGCAACGAAGAAGGGCAGCAAGGTCTATGTTTGCGCGCTCGCCCAGAATACCGATCTCATCCAGTCCGCCTTTGTAGGGTTGACCTGGGTGCAGGTTGGCAAGGTTGGCAATGTCGGTGATTTCGGCGCCGACAGCACGATGAATAGCTACAACACGCTCGACGAGCCGGTGACTCAGAAGCAGAAGGGCACGGCGAATGCAGGTGATCCGCAGATAGAAGTCGCTTCGGTCTTCGACGATGCCGGTCAGATGATCCTGCGCACATTCGGCGATCCGCTGAACCTCGATAACATGGCAATCAAGATCGAGCGCAACGACGGCGGCGCCGGCAAGACGAATACCATCTTCTACAGCCGCGGCGTTGTTTCTGGCCCGCTCTACCCGGGCGGCGGCTCTGACGACTTCGAACTCGAACGCTTCACGATCGGCCTCAACCAGCTACCGATCCGCGTCAATCCGACCCCCATCCCGTAATCTGAGGTGAAAACATGGACATTTCCAAGCTCGTCAATTCCGAAGATCTTTTCGAACTGAAGCTCACCGGCCCGGACACCGACGAGCTCATCGGCATTCGCTTCATGATCCGCTCGGCCGAGAGCGACGCTGTAAAGCGTGTCGTTCGCCAGCACAGCGACAAGTTCCTTGCCAGTCGCAAGAAGAAGCTGACGTCCAGCAAGGTCGAGGCTGAATATCTCGACAAGGCCGCCGCATCTGTCGCCTCCTGGGACTGGGGTGACCATGATTGGAAAGGAGCCAAGCCGGAATGTACCTTTGAGCAGGTGCGCGAGGTGCTGGAAGAAGCCGGTTGGATCTACGACCAGATCGCGGCAACCTCGGAGGATCGGGCAAATTTTACGAAGAGCTCGGCGAAGCCCTAGCCGAGGCAGTCGCTGTCGTTGCTCGTTACGACAGCGTCCGTGACAAGGATGGCGAGACGAGGCGCGAGCGCAACGAGGCGTTCGAGACGGAAAGCCCGGATGCCGAAGTGCCGGACCACGGCGCCTTTATCTGGGATTGGTTCTGGGAACTCCGGCAGTCACAGCCGCCGGGGTTCTCTGGGCCGGTACCGGTATCGAACCTAGAATTGATGGCTTGGTGCCAGGTCACAGGAAACATCATCCGTCGGGAGGAGATTGGTATCGTGAGGGCCATGGATGCGAGTTTTTGCTTGGAAATCGAGCGCGAAACCGAGGCGATCAGGAGGCGAGAAGAATCCCCCCGCTGCTAATTGATGTTAGATTCACATGATTCCTCCAATACAACGCCACGGGGTTAAATCGAACTAGCACAACTGACTCGACATAGGTGAAATCCTCCGATTAGATCCCCTGGGATTCGGAGGGTAAATCTTGTTCTTAGAAAAGCATTCGCGGTTCTTCCGCAAATACGAGTTTCGTTTCGCGCCGCGCCACATCGGCGCACCGTTCTTGCCTCTCACTGGTAATACCAAACAGTACAGCGTGTTTGACGCGGTCCAAAAACATATTGCCGCTGAGAAAGCCCTCGAAGTCCAAACGAATGGCGACATTGTTGAACTCATGGAGGTAAAGCCGAAGGCCGGCGCGCTCGTCGTGCTGATCCATAGAGCGAGCCCTAATGCGGCTGAACCAACGTACCGAAAGAAAGCCAGGCAGCAGGCCGGGAAAAAGGTAACGATACGCCAAGCTGTGAAAGATGCGGATGAGGAGCAGTCGATTTCCGCTCACCTTGTGATTTCGACTGATACGACCGGAAATGGGGTGTACCGGGCCACCCTTGAAGAAATCCCCGGCATAAGCATGGCGGTAATTAGGCGGCTCATTGCGGACGCGCTGAAGGAGTATCCATATGAATTCCTCCGGGCGAAAAAGCCCATTGAGACCTATTGTACCTTTAAGCCTGAAGGTGTTCCGTCAGAAACAATGTCCAATGCCCTCAGCAAGGGGCATGTAAATTTCGTGACCTTGGTTAGGCCTGCTAAACCCGATTTTGTAGACGCGGACGGGCTCTTTAAACCAGAACAAGAGGTCCTCCGACTCCGCGTGACAGGTGAAATCAACGGAAAGAATTGGAAAAGCGTATTTGCCAACCTCGTGCAGAAAGCGCGGGGCGATGGTTGGTCGGACTTCAAGGTTGATATTGATCTGGACGATCAGCGCAATCGAACTGTCAAAATTGATAAAGACGACGAGGCCAAGGAAATCCTTTTTGTCCGTTCTGAGCGGGCTTCGTTCAAGGCATCACTACCTGCATGTAGCATCGATATAGTCGATGAAGTTGTCGAGAAAGGACTGGCAATCGCCAAGTCATAGGAGGGATTCATGAACGTCTTATCGTACCCTCTGGGGTACTTGAGACTGACTGACGAGCATGGGCGCAAGTTGTTTAGGAGAAATGCTCTCACGGTCGTGCTCTTGACTGCATTGATAAGCGCGCCTTTCATCTTTGCTGAAGCGAATTTTTTTGGCGACAAGGGCTTCCTGGACAGAATAGGGAGTTTTTCGGCGGTTCTTACCGGCTTCTATATCGCCGCGTTGGTTGGTGTCGCTAGTTTCAGTTCTTCAATTGGTGATCTTGATGAAGTCATTGTCGTTGGGCCGATCAAACGCATCGCTACAGATGGCCGCTCTGAAGACCTTACTCGGCGACAGTACGTTTGCTCGTTGTTCGGGTACCTGTCATTTGTTTCCCTGATAATCTCCATAGGCTCGATTCTGCTCATTGTGGCGGCAGCGGCGGACGGCAAGTTGATCAGCAGGGTAAGTGAAATTCCAGTAGCTGGCCCCTACGTAGTCTCGTCTCTGGAGATGCTACACGCCGCTTTAATAATCGTGTGCTCTCTCATCATAGCGCATCTCTTCGTGACGACGTGCCATGGGCTCTATTATTTGATCGACCGCTTGTACCAGAAGAATGACCAACTGCTTGAGAAGCCAGATCCCTGATTAAAACAGGTGTTCACCGATCTTAACTCGTCAAATCAAGAGTGGCGGGAGTGATAGGCAAGTACCCATGTCCAAGCAGCCAGTCGCGCACGATCCGGCGCAGCGCTTCAGCGCGGACGACGTTCTCCTCGGCCATGTAGGAGGCGAGGGCGACTTCGATGTCGGGTTCGTCACTTGTCTCGCTCATTTCGGCCACACCAGATAAACGTTGACGATCGTTAGCACCACGACAACACCCGTCATCACGGTGATGGCAATCGTCATGTCTCGCATCTGCTTCGTGAAGCTGAGAATGAGCTGGCTCTGCTCTTCGGCGTCGCGTCGAGCTATCTCATCCCGATAAAAGTTCAGACCGAGTTGCGTGCTCTGGGCAATCCCATCGTACTCGCGGACCAAAGTGTCTTTGGGCTTTTTCCGCAACTGTTCGTAGCTATCCGCCATCGCTATTTCCCTGGATTACGCGCCTGTGGGCAAATGTCGTCTCTGCGGGCCTTCTACTTGAACTCTTCCTTGGTGCCGTCTTCGTAGAGGACGGTTTTTGTTATTTCCCGGTCCTGACCTTGGCAATCGCGACGTCCAGTTCATGGGAAAACTCGTTTAGTTTGCCGAAACAGCTACCGGCGTCAGCTTTCGGATTCTCGGTCCGGGTGTCAGCCTTGAATTTCTTGTCCATCTTGTCGACGGCGAGGACCGCTTCGTCGCGGGGCATGCCGATCTGAATCGCTGCGCCTTCTGCACCTATCCGCGCGGCTTGATAATGAGAAATGCCGATCTCGTCTCTGCAAAGATACGCGACTGCCATCTTGCCAAAAGCCGCGTCCAAAACCGCGCGGAACTCATTCACATCCGGCTCCTGGGCGGAAGCCGGGAACGCGAGCAGTGCAACAACTGCAATCACATAGCTGCGCATGAATCATCCTCCGATTGAAACGGCGGGACGATAGCGCACGTTCGACGAAAAGGAAAAGCCATGGCCGATGTCGCCACGCTGGGATTGAAGGTTGAAAGCGGCTCCGTTGAGAAGGGGACGCAAGCACTCAATCAACTGACAGGGGCTGCTGCCCGCGCAGAAGCTGCGGCTAACGGCCTGACGGGCGCCAACCGGGGAGCTACCGGCGCTGCGAGTGCTGCTGCAAAGGCTTATGCGACAGAAGGGGCCGCTGCGGCGTCAGCATCGAAGCAAATCGAGATGATGAACCGCGCAGCGAACCAGAATGGCGGCGCGGCCGGTCGCGGCAACATGGCGAACATTGCCGCGCAGTTTCAGGACATCGCGGTCTCCGCCCAGATGGGTATGGGGCCAATGCAAATCGCGTTGCAGCAGGGCACTCAGCTGGCGGCGGTGCTCTCGACGATGGAGAACCCGGTGAAGGGGCTTGGCCAGGCTTTTCTGTCGGTCATTTCCCCAGTCAGCCTGGTCACCATCGGCGTCATCGCTCTCGTCGCCGCGCTTCTGCAGTACGTGAATTGGTCAATGCTCGCCGAGTCCGCATTGACTGCCCTCGCGGATGTGCTCGAACCGATCGCGCCATATGCGGTGGCGGCAGCGGCGGCGCTGACGTTGATCTACGCGCCGGCGATTGTTGGCGGCATCGTATCGTTGATCGCGCTCCTCGGCCGCTTGGTCGTCCAACTGGGAATCGTCGCCGGTGCCTTCGCGCTGGCGAACCCAGTCGTGGCATTCGTCGCTGGAATTGCAGCGGCGGTAGCGGCCGCGAACGTGTTCCGCGATGAGCTCACGCAGATATTTGGGCGGGATATCGTGGCGGACGCCAAGAACGGCGTGAACGCGGTCATTGGCGCGTTCATTGGCGGCTATCAGGCAATCAAAGCTGTATGGGGGAAGTTGCCAGAAGCTATCGCTGATTTTGTTTATTCGACTGCCGACCGGGTCATTGGCGGCATCGAAAGCATGGTGCAGAAAGCGATTGATGGCCTCAACAACTTGATCAACGAATATGCCCTTTGGATGGAGTCCATTGGGCAGCCCCTTAAGAACTACAATGACTTCATCATCCCACCTGTCAAATTTGATCGGCCCAAGAACCCGCACCCTGAGGCCGCCGGCGCAGTGATGCGCGCGGCGCAGGATGCCTACAACTCAGCCCAAGGCACCGACTATATCGGCAAGGGCATTGAAGCCATTGGCGGTTATGCTTCGACGGCGGCCGACAAGGTCAAGGATCTTGCTAAGTGGATAGGGACCGTCGACGACAAGTCGAAGAAGCGGGCCGGTAAGAGCGACCTCGAAAAATACGACGACATCGTGAAGGGCGCCGAACGTCAGATCGCCGCGCTCGAGGCGGAGCGCGACTCCCTCGGCTTGACGGCGGAAGCCGCTGCGGCTCTCCGCTACGAAACCCAGTTCCTGAACGAAGCGCAGCAACGCGGCATCTCGCTCACCGACGCCCAGAAGAGCGAACTGTCTGCCCTTGCCCAGGTCATGGCCTCGGTCGAGGCCGAGACCGTTCGTATGGGCGAGGCGATCGAGTTCTCGAAGATGCTCACCCATAGTTTCTTCGACGACTTCTTCGCCGGGCTTGAGCGCGGGAAGTCGGTCTGGGAATCGTTCGGCGACGCGGCGTTGGGCGTGCTCGACCGGATCGCCGACAAGCTGCTGACCGATGTTATCGATGCCGTGTTTCAGGTTGGCAACGCCGGGAAGGGCGCCGGTGGTGGCGGCCTGCTTGGCCTGCTCGGTGGTCTGTTCGGTGGCGGTAAGACCGCCGTCGACCCGTGGGCCGGACTCCGCGGTTACGCGAGCGGCACGTCTTCGGCTCGCCCGGGCGTTGCCTGGGTCGGCGAGAAGGGGCCCGAGCTCGTCCGGTTCAAAGGTGGCGAGCAGGTTATCCCGAACCACCGCGTGCATGGTGCCGCGAACACGAACGTTGCACCGTCGAGCACCCCTACCACTCAGTCGCAGCCAACGCAGGTCGTGCTTCGCGTCATTGGTGAGGAGGGTCCGATGTTCCGACCTACGATCCGTTCGGAGAGCGAGAATGTGACCATCGAGAACCTCCGGGCGTACGAGCAGGGCAAACGGAATCAGTATGAAAACGGCGGCGAGGCTTACTGATGCCTGATCCAATTTTGCTTCCGATTTTCGGCGATGGGAGGAAGGAGTGGGTCGAATGCAGGTTCGACCCAATTCAACCCCGCAGCAGCGATCAGATGGAAGGGCGCCGCACGGAGAGCCAAACGTTCGGGACGCCGTATTGGGTTGCCGGCTATGTGACGCGCCCGCTGCTGCGTCCTGAGTTCGGCGTCATGGACGCTTTCATGATGCAACTCGACGATAACGGGCAGACGTTTCTGGCACACGATGTTTTCCGCCCACGACCCATCGCCCACGACAACGGTTTTCCGCTTTCAGGCAGCAAAGCTGGGGGCGGGGCATTCAGCGGTGATGCGGTTCTGCAAACGATCACAAACCCCGTCACGATCGTAGTGTCAGGTCTTCCGGCTGGCTTCCAGTTATCCCGTGGCGACTATGTCGAAATCAGGAAAAGTCCGCTTGTTCGTTCACTGCACCGGGTCATCGCACCTGCAACTGCAAACGCCGGCGGCGTCGCAACTTTGTCGATTCGATACCGCCTGGATACCGGCGTCTTCAACACGTCTTCCACGGTCCATTTCGAGAAGCCGTCGTGCACTATGCAAATCGACCCCGGTAGCTACGACGGCAAGAAGTCTTGGGCCAACCGCTCGCCCTCGTTCACCGCGACTGAGGTATTCTTCTCATGAGTATCCTTGATCCCGCTGTCATCGCCGCGCTTGAAAGCGGCGATATCTCTCGCATCGATCTGATCCGCTTTGACTTGCCTGGCCGAGATCCGGTCGGATACCATCGCGGCGGGCGCCCCTTTGCGTATAACGGCATCACATACCTGCCGAACCGCTACCTGCAACAAGGTGAGATGCGCAGCGCCCTCGGCGCTTCGGTGACCAGTCGGACAATCCGGTTTTCGAACATCCCGGTTACAGACCCGGCCGACGCGATGGCTGTCGTTGAGCAGTATGATTATCCGAATGCGCCAGTGATCGTCACGCACCTGGTAGGTGCGCCGAACTCCGACCAGGTCATCGGCGTGCTGGCGTCGAGCATCTATGAAATTGACAACGTGACCTATGACACTGGCGCGGCCGACGACACAGGCACGCACACACTGTCGCTGACGATCGAGCTGCAGCCGCCGGGCCGCTCGGCACGCGGGCAAACGCTGGTCAAGCGCAGCCTTGCTGAGCAGCAGTTTGACAATGACGAAACCGACACGGGCCTCGAATATGTGGCGACGGTCGGCACCATTCCCGAAGAGTGGGGACAGGTTTCGAGGTAATCATGAATCGCTTTCGCATTGTCGAGACCACGCTGACGCGTGAGCTATCGACCCCCTATGCCTATGGCCCGGCCGATTGTTTCCACCTTGGTTGCGCCATGGCGGACGCCCTGCACGGCACCTCCCTCGTCGAGAAGTATCACGGGGCATACCGAACGCTATCAGGTGCACAACGTGCACTGCGGCGTCGCAGATTTTCGAGCCTCGTCGACTTCTTCGCAACCGAGCTGGGGCAGGAGCCCGCGGGTGGCGCCTCGGCCCGCTTCGGGGATCTCGTCATACTTCGTCTCCCTGATGGCGCCGAGCATGTCGGCATCTGCCTTGGCCTGCGCTTCATCACCAAAACCGAGAGGGGCCGATCAGATCACGGCCTTTCCGACGTCATCGCTACGTTCCATCTCGGATAACTTTCCATGGCAATTTTCACAGGTATCGGCGCCGCGATCGGCACGCTGTTCGGCTCTGCCCTGGTTGGCAAGATCGTCGGCGGCGCGCTCGCCTTTGGCGCGAAGTTCGCCTTCGCCAAGGTCAAGCAGAGCCAGCAGAACAAGCAGAAGTTCACCGCCGTTCAGGGGCAGGTGCAGATGGGCGGAGACGTGCCGGCGGGCACGCTCTATGGCACCGGAAAGACGAAGGGGCACCGCGTCTTTTATGCAAAGTGGGACAAAGGCAACAAACTGAACGCCCATGTTTTCGTTCTGGCGAGCGGCTGGTGCGATGGGCTTGAGCCCTACGTCTATATGTACGGCCAGAAACACAATCTTGTCGCCCAGGCAACGATCGGCAACGAGGTCGCGCGCTATGGCGTAGAGGGCTTCATCGACGGCGACGGCAACAGTTCCGTCTCCATCCGTTTCTATGACGGCCGGCCGGGGCAGGGCGTCGACCAGCGTCTCGTCGACGTGACTGCGGGTCTCGGCAACACATGGAAGGCTACGAGCCGTCTGAGCGGGCTCTGCTATGTCGTCGTCGAACTCTACTATCATTTGCAGTTCTTTCGCGACGCCGGCAAGGGACGTCCGGATATCGAGTTCGTGCTGCGCGGCCTGCGCGAGTACGATCCGACGAAGGACTCGACCGTCGCTGGCGGCGCGGGTCCGCAACGCATTGATGATCCGTCGACGTGGGTGCACACGCTTGTGCCAGCGATCCACCGGCTGAACTACCAGCTCGGCCTCCGTGGTCTGCGCTCTGGCCGCACGATCGTTGGCGAGGGCAAGTCGCTGGGTCAGCTGGATCTGCCGTCGTATTTTGCGGCGATCAACTACTGCCGCACGCTGCGCAAGGGTAAGCCGACCTATCAGTGCTCGCTCTGGGTCGACAGCGATACCGATCATACGGAAGCCCTTTCCGCGTTCGACGACGCCATGGCTGGCTACGCCATCAACCGGCGCGGTCTGTCGGGTGTCATCGTCGGCGCGCCGCAGATCCCGGTGCTGGAAATCACGCCAACCGATATCCCGGTAAAGCGGGCCAAGCAGAAACAGCTGCGCAAATCGGCATTCGCCCTGTTCAATCATCTCTCCGGCCAGTTCACTTCTCCGGAAGCGATGTGGAATCCGGAGAGCCTGAAGACGATTGTCGTCAATGCCGACGTCGCCGCCGACAAGCGTGCGCGCCAGACGTCGAACGACTTCCTGCAGGTGCATGATCCGGACATTGCGCAGTACCTGCTCAACATCCGCTATCGCCAGAACCGCAATGGCGGCACGGCTACCGTGCCCGTCAGCCGACGCGTTGGCTTCGCTGTTCAGGAAGGCGAGTGGGTCACCTTCGAGGGTAAGACCTGGATGGTGATGGAGTGGCAGCTCTCGGAAGCCTTCGAGGTGACGCTGATCCTCGGGGAGGCCGGCGCCGACATTTACGACGATGGCGATATCGCGCCTGGGCCGATCGTCATTCCGCCTGTGCCGCCGATCAATCCGTCGCAGCTGTTCACGGTGCAGGGCTTTGACGTTTACGCCGGCATGATCGCCGGCGGAAACGGCTATGACGTGCCGGCGTTGGAGTTCGTGTGGACCCCTCCGGACGATCCGACGATCACGTCGGTGATTTTCAATTATCGGGTCGAGGGCACTCTCGAGGATTTTACCGATCAGAGTGCCGAGCCGGAATTGGGGCGGTACCGAACGACGAAGAACATTCTTTCCGAGAAGGCCTATGTGGCGCGGGCAACGATTACGACCATGCCCGATCGGCTGCGAAATTTCACGGCGTGGCGAACGACTTCGACCGTCACGGGTGCACTCACGCTGCAGGTTGGACTTGGGCAGGTACGCGACGACGTCAGGGACCGTTTCGAAGAGCTGCAGGGCGAGTTCAACGGCGTGTGGCAGCGGCTGGAAGAACTGACGTCAGCGTTTTCGCTCGATGGTGCTGTAGGCGAGATCAAGCGGCAGGAGCTGAAGGCAGCGGTCGGCGAGGCGTTCGCGCAGATCGTCGTGGAGCAGAGGGTGCGCGTCTCGGCAGATGAGGCGTTAGCGCAGCTCTACACAGCATTGACCGCCACGGTTGGCAGCAACCTGGCCCGCCTGATCACGGAAGAGACAGCCCGCGCCACGGCCGACGAGGCATTGAGCAGTCGTATTGTCTCGCTTGACTCGAAGGTAGGCACGAACCTTGCTCGGCTGGTTACCGAGGAAAACACCCGTGCGACACAAGACAGCGCGCTGGCGAACAGCATCACGGGCGTCAGCGCGGATGTAAACGGCCGGTTCGCCGGCGGCCTGGTGAAGTTCGAGGCGGCAGCCGATCAATCGGGCGTCAATGCCCGGTTCTCGGTGATGCTGCGTGCCAACCTGAGCGACCAGTTCAAGGACAGCGGTTTCTATGTCGAGATCTACACCGAGAACGCCGTCCTGAAATCGCGCTTTGCCGTGAAGGCCGATCAGTTCGTTGTCTGGAACCCCGGAAACTCGGCATACCTGCCGTTTGTCTTCGAGAATGGCGAACTTCGCCTGAACGTTCTCAACGCGGGCTTGATCCGCGCCGGACGGTTTCTTGCCTACAACAACAAGGTCGACTTCAACCTTAATGCCGGCACCCTGGAGTTTTATAGCTGATGGTTCGCACGATGATTGGCATCGACTCGACGGATGCCGCCTGCATCAAGATCATGAAGAACGATGCCGACGATCCGCGCACCACGCCGGATAGCCAGCGCTGGAAGTTCCTCTACAACAGCAAACTCGGCATTCAAGCGAGCTTGTGTGACATATGGCTGGTGAACACGTTCCAGGCTGGTAGCGGTCCCTCCTACTATCCTCCGGGAAGCAATTCCGCGACGTTCACGTACATGTCTGTCACCACTGCGCAGGGCACGTTTTGGGGACTTCGAAACTCAGCGTTTCCGACCCTACGCTACAATGTCCCGCTGTTTGACGTGAAAGCCAAGAAGGGCGGTGGGAGCAACCGCTACAATCAACAGATGGTCGCCTGGACCGATAGCGGTGAGTATTACCACGGTCAGGGCGGCTACTACGCCGTGGGAAATTACGCTCAAATCGGATGGGCGGAAAACATGGTTCTCAACAACAATCTGGGGAACTTCGCATACGGCACGCCGATCATCGTCACGCCGAATGACGGAATTGATGCGTTCAACAAATTCCGATCGCGGGACAAGCGGTTGAACGTCTGGAATTTGCCGGGGAACAACATCGCGCCGGATGACGCCCCCGTTTTGGCGCCGAACGGGACCAAGACTATCAAGATCTCATCAACCGAGTTGAGGATCGCCAAGCCTGGCTACAACGTCGATGCTGCCAGCGTTCAGCAGATGGCCTTTGATGCTTCCAAGTTGCCGGTGAAGGTCATTGCTGCAGCTGACATCGCTCTTCCAGCCGGAGTGAGCTTCTACGAGACCGGCATTCCCTTGCCCGACACAGTCGTGCTCGATGTACACTTCTACGACAGCGCGACGATCATGTATCCGTCGAACCCGCAGGTCCTCGATTTCGGCGCGGAGTACTGGTTCGACGGCACCAAGATCTACTTCGAAGCCAGCAAGGCAATGCGCGCCCGCTTTATGCTCTATTTGGAGGACACCAGCCCGCCGACGGGCGGCTCGAACAAGGTACTTCGGCAGTTCAACGATGGTGCGCGGGATGTGGTCCAGTTCCTTCGCCCTGGTTCCGCAGACCCGCCGAGCTGGGCCGATATCGTCATTGATACCCGCTGGCCGCAGGTGCAGATCCTCGCGCAAGGCTATTTCAACGTGTCTGCCGGCAACGACGTGATCACCGATATCCCGTTTGACGGGGCGGGCATGTTCCCGATGGTGAAATACCTCACACATCATGGCGCCGGAAGTGGCGCGAGCCTTGGGCAAAACAACCTCCCCATGTCGTGGGGTGCGTTGTGGCGCCTCCCGTTCGTCAAACGTCTGCGATACGTCTACAACTTCAACCAATCTCACGCCGGCGAAAGCACCTATTGCGAGCTGACGGCGAACAACGCCCGGTTCCACACCTTCGCGGGCAATGTCGGCGACTACTACAATCGCAGCGATAGCCCCGGCACCTGGCGGACCTCCGGCGCTTACGCGCCTATCGGCATCCGCTACTACATCTTCGGCGTTCCAGCTTAGGAAAATCCAGACATGTCCATCCCCTATGTAACGGGCACGGTTTCCGTGGCCAATGGCAACGCCGTGGTCACGGGTGCCGGAACCGCGTGGGCCACGTCCGTTCTAAACGGCGGCCTCTTCGGCCTTGACGGTAGCGACGGAAACCCTATCCCGATCCTCAGCATCGACAGCAACACGCAGCTGACGCTTGCCAAGCCGTGGCGCGGCGCAACCGGGGAAGGGCAGGGATACTGGATCCAGCGCGACACGGCCTATGGCCAGCAGACGGTTGCGAACGCGCAAGCGCTGTCGACCTATCTGCAGCGGCTCGATAATGCGTCGCTGTCGGCCTTGGCAGCAATTTCTGCGCAGCTCGGCGCGGGCAAGGTTCCGCGCGGGTTGAGCGCTACCGTAATGGAGATGTTCACCGTCACGGACTTCGCCAAGACGTTCCTCGACAAGACCGACGCCGCCGCAGTTCGGGCAATTCTCGCAGCGCAAGCGGCCCTCGGCTTCACTCCGGTCCAGCAAGGCGGCGGTAGCGGCCAAGGGGGGAACAAGGTTAATATCGGCTGGGATGGTGTGCAGGGATTGACGGCGCAAGTTGACGCTTCGCAGCTCGGCAAGTTTTGGATGAACAACGACATAGCGACCGGATCAAGCTCAACCGCCGTTTGGGTGCGGTATCCTGCCCCCAACTTCTTTATCCATCAAATGGCTACGGCGGTCATAAACACTGACCCCAATGGCTTCGCAACCATATCGATGCCGCTGTCTTTCCCGCAGAACATGTACGTCGTCATCGTGTGTAACGGGGATGCCAATATTCAGGCGCAACCGGCGCTTCACGGAAGTAAATCGCCCGGATCATTTAACGTGGTTGTCAACCGGCCGAATGGCACGCCGCATGCTAACTCGGCCGCGCGCGTTGAATTTATGGCATTCGGGAGGTGATTATGGCGTACTTCGTATTGACCGACAGCGACGGCAAGCCGCTGGCTTTTTTCAACAGCCAGGTGCACGGCGGGCGCATGCGGAACATCGTCGAGGTTGTCGACGGTATTGAGGTGGTGACAGGAAGTGAACCAAATCCAGATTGCGCTATTCCTGATGCCGCTATGGAGATCACCGACGAACAGTGGCAGGAGCTGCTGGAGTATCAGGGGCTTCGAAAGCTGGTCGGCGGCTCGGTTGTTGAAATCGTCCAGCCATTCACGCCGCCGACGCAGGCTGACTATTCGAATGCCATACAGGTTCATCTCGATGCCAAGGCGCGCGAGCGGCAGTATGACGGCATCCAGACAGCCATCACCTATCGCGACGATCCGAACCTGCAATTCGCGGCCGAGGGCGCGGCTCTTTTCGCCTGGCGGTCGGTCGTGTGGACTTACTCGACGGCGGAACTGAAGAAAGTCATGGCCGGCGATCGCGAGCAGCCGACCGTCGAGGCCTTTATCACCGAGTTGCCGGCGTTCATCTGGCCAGAAACTGGCGCCTAAAGCGCCCTCGTCACCACCTGCGTCGCGACAGCGACCAGCAGACCCGCCAACGCCACGGCGGTTCCGTATCTCGCCACTCTTAATCGACGCCAGCGGGCGCCATTCCAATCATAGCCCATCAGATGCTCCATCACGGAAAGAACCGCAATCCGGAGAGCTGGATTGCGGTTCCAAGTTGCCGGCGGGGGGCAGGGGGCGGCGGCAACTATCGAGAGCATGCCGCTCACTCGTTAAGTGAACATTGCGAACCGGGCGCACCTTTTCACTACTGAGAATCTACTGGTGGTCAGCGAACCATTCGCGGGCTTACGCCAGCCAGCATCTTGACGATGTCGTCCTCCAGTTCCTGACAGAGGTCTTCAAATTCCTTTAGCATTTTGGGATCTGATGTCCGTTGCTCGCGCAGTTCATCGCGGCTCAACACTGCCATGCCGTAGGCTTCCATCAACTCATTGAGTGCCGCGAAGTTGGCGTCGGAAATCTGTTTCCGATGTGCCGGCAGGCGCATCATCATCCGTGCTCGCCCGACCCTCTCGAAGTCCATCACCCGCTCCTCAGTCTGTCGACTGAGAAGATTGTCCCCCACCAAAATGAAAGTAGCAACATGAACATGAACCGACGCATCAACGCGGCGGGCCTTGCGCTCGTCAAACAATGGGAAGGACTGAAGACGAAGGCTTATCAGGACGTCGCGGACGTCTGGACCATCGGTTACGGCCATACCAGCGCCGCCGGCGCGCCGGTGGTAAAGCCGGGCATGGTAATCACCGAGACACGCGCCGAAGAGATCCTGCGCGCCGATCTCGCCACGTTCGAGGAGCGAGTCTCGCGCCTGGTCAAAGTGCCGCTGACGGATAACCAGCACGCGGTGCTCGTCTCCTTCGACTTCAATACCGGCAAGCTGCATTCGTCGACCCTGTTGAAAAAGCTCAACAAGGGCGACTACGACGCCGTGCCGGCCGAGCTGATGAAGTGGGTCAACGCCGGCGGCAAGCGGGTAAAGGGTCTCGTCAACCGCCGCGCGGCTGAAGCCGGGCTCTGGGCCAAGGGCGAGTTCGTTTCCAGCAACACCGTGCCGGCTGCTCCGAAGGCTCCGGAAGTCGTGACGAAGGAAAATGTCAGCTGGCTCGCCGGCATCGTCTCGACCCTCGGCTTTGCTTTCACCGGCAATGGTCCGCTGCAGTGGGCACTGGCCGGCATCATTGTCGCATCGTTTGCGGGCGGCGCTTTCCTGTTCATCCGCAAGCGGCTCGATCCGGCATGATCCCCTGGCCGAAGATCCTCGGCGGCGTGCTCGTGCTCGCTGCCATCACCTGGGCCGTCCTTGAGATCCGCGAGGACGGCGCCCGATCAGTCACCAACGCATTCAAGAGGCAAAACAATGCGGCGGCACATTCCGCGGGCGATGCTCGCTCTGACTATGATACTTGCCCTGACGGCCTGTGGGACTTCGGCGCCAGCGAATGTCGACGGCCTGCGGCGGGTCGTCGGAACTGACCTGGTCGGCGCGCGAGGGGCGACGCCGGCGGATCAACGAAAGATAGACCGGACTGTCGTCGGCCTTTGCGCCGGCGGCGTCTGGACGAATGCGGAATGCGTGAGGCACGGGGAAGGGCGGTAATGGCATCCACAGAGACAGAGGCGGCTGTCCACCGCCAGCTTGGCGAACTGGCGGCAGGAATGCGAGCCCTGCAAGACACGATGCGCCGGATAGAGGAGGGCGCCGACCGTGCGGAAGACAAGGCGGCCGAGAGCCGTGCGGGCGTGCATCGCCGCATGGATGAGCTTGTCGGTCGCGTTGGTCATCTTGAAACGTCGACGGCAACAATTGTCGCCGACGTGGCGGAGATGAAACCGGTAACCGACGACGTGAAACGTTGGAAGCTGATGGGCATCGGCGCGCTCGGCGTCACAGGGATAGCTGCGATGGCGCTCGGGGTGAGTTTCGCGGAAGCGATACGGCGCATTGTATTTGTGATTATCGGGAAGGTGTGAAACCGCTCTGCGGAAGCGGTGCGAGGAGAGAAAGCGGCCACAGTGTGAGCGGTCGACTGGGCCGAGCCGGCTATTTTCTACGACAAGTTTTGGAGTCGATTTTTCTCCCGCTGTGAGTTAGCATCTCGCCGCTAATGCACATTGTTGCAGTTCGGAGGGAAACATGAATATTTCGCGTCGAGCATTCACGACATCTACGTGTGCGGGGCTTGCTATGGGGGTCTTAGCGGGGCCCGTTGTTGCACAGGACGGTTCGCTTGGCGACGAGCTGCTGGGACGGACCGACTTCTGGACAGCGCTAGAAGCCTATATCTATGCCTATCCGCTGGTCACCATGGAATATACCCGGCGAGTGATCACAAACGTGGCGGAGCCCAAGGGCACCAAGGCGCCGATGGGCCAGATTGGTCGACTGCGTGCCTATCCGGACGCCTCTTTCCGCGACGTGACAGCTCCCAATGCAGATACTCTTTACACCTATGGTTTCTTCGATGTCGCCAAGGAACCCTACGTCTTGAGCCTTCCGGATATGGGCGATCGCTACGCGCTCTTCCCAATGCTTGACGGCTGGACCAACGTCTTTGAAGTGCCCGGAAAGAGAACAACAGGAACGGGCGCCCAGACCTATGCGATCACCGGACCGGAGTGGACGGGGACCCTGCCTGAAGGCGTGACCGAGTACAAATCACCGACAAGCATGGTTTGGCTCCTCGGACGTATCTATTGCACCGGCACGCCTGAGGATTATGCCGAAGTCCACAAGCTTCAGGATGAGGTCAAACTCGTTCCCCTGAGTGGCTACGGAACCGACTACACGCCGCCGGCCGGCAAGCCTGACCCGACTATCGATATGAAGACCGCCGTTCGTGAGCAGGTCAATGCGTTGGATGCAGTCAGCTACTTCAAACTGTTCTGCGACCTGCTGAAGACTAATCCACCCGCCGCGGCAGACGCTCCACTGCTGGAGCGGTTGGCGACCATCGGGATCGTTCCCGGCCAGGATTTCGACGAGAGCAAACTTGACGTCGTCCTTCAGAAGCGTCTCCCACAGATCGCCTACGCGCGGATTATGTTGCACTTCAAGGATAGTGGTGGCGATGTAAAGGACATCAACGGCTGGGCCTACACGACGAAAACGGGTCTCTATGGTACGGACTATGTACAGCGCGCCCTGATCACGGCAATCGGGCTTGGTGCGAATCGCCCACAGGATGCGGTTTATCCGACGAGTACGAAGTCCGGCGATGGCCTGTTTGCTCGCGACTATAACGGTTCGGAAAAATATGTGATCACCTTTGCCAAGGGGCATCTGCCACCGGCAAACGGCTTCTGGTCCATCACGATGTATGACGCGGGATACTTCTTCGTTGATAACCCGCTGAACCGCTATTCAATCAGCCCGCGCCAGGACCTCAAGGCCAATGCTGACGGATCGACCGATATCTACATCCAGCATGAGTCTCCAGGCACAGACAAAGAGTCGAACTGGCTACCTGCCCCGAAGGGAAAGTTTATTCTGATGATGCGGTTGTATTGGCCAAAAGAAGGAAATCCGTCAATCCTCGACGGATCGTGGGTCCTGCCGGCTGCAACGAAGGCAGATTGACGAGCATAAGCCGAAAGGATCGGGCCTCGGATGCTTTACAGCAGCCTCCGGGGCCCGGCATCAGGACAAGCCCCCTGCGAAAGGGGAAGGACGAAGCCGCATTCGTGCCGAGCACTCGGCGAGGAATTTGCGTTCTCGTCCGCGGGTCTGGGTGTCGCGGGCAATTGATTCTCGCATCAGAGCAAGTGCGGGTGTATGGTTCAGATCTTGAATGCAATCTCCTGCGGCCTCCGATGCTCTCCTCTCGGAGGCCGTATTTTTTGCCTCACCTTCGCCACTGCAGATGTCCCTGGTCCTTGGGACGGGTGATAAGTCCTCCCCATCAATCCGGTTCGGCGAATATTTTCTGCATCCGGGCCAGTTTGCTTTCAAGAATCTTCAGCTTGCTTTCTGCGGCTTCAAGGCGTTGCAGCAAGGCGGTTAGTCTCTTGTCCCGTCCATCCTGCGGACCTTCACCGATGATATCCATTGGGTGCGCGTCCAACACCTCGCAAATTTGCATCAGCACTGGAATGGAGACACGATTTGTCCCATTTTCGTATTTCTGAACCTGCTGAAACGACAGGCCGATCAAGCTTCCCAGTTGCCCTTGAGAATACCCTCGCATCTTACGTATGGCTCTGATGCGCTGGCCCATCTGCCTGGAAAGCGCTTTTGCCGCATCTGCCGTCGTCCGACCCATATGCATCCCCTGTCGCTAGCTTTGCCGGTCGAATATGCGCAGCTGACGCCGCGTAGGCTAGTCAGATCGTAGTTTGCCTTAAAAATTTGGCCCGGCGGTCAGGACAAGACAGACAGCGGCTGCGGGGATTGAAATACGGATCTCGAGACAGGTATTCCGCCACAGCTGGAATAGTTGTAAACTTTGATCACTGGGTACGCATTCCAATTGCGGCCTCCATGGTGGAGGCCGCTTTTTTGTAGGTGAAGCCATAGCCATCAGCTTCGCAAAATCCAACCTGGCTCACGAAGTCGAAGGGCTACGCCGAGGCGGTCCATGGGTTCCTCACCAGCTACAGCACTTTTGGTGCCTTTTGCGGTTTTATTGATGGGTCTGTTCGCATCGAGCGATGCCCACATGGCGGCTGGCGGTTGGACCTACCCACCCGTCTGTTGCAATGGCGACGATGTCGATGGTGACTGCCAAGCGATTCCGAGTTCGGACGTCACGAAAGGGCCATTCGGATTCTCAATTCACCTTCATCCAGGGGACCATCATCTCGTGACGAGAAATCAGCTATTGCTGATCCCTTACGGAACGGAGCTTCGATCTCACGACTATGACTATCACATCTGCCTTCAGCCAACAGATGACCCTTCTGAAGCTGCGGGAATGGGGCAGAACGGGAAATACCGCGTTAACTGCTTCTTCGTGCCTCCGGACGGTGCTTGATTGGTAATTCTCTCGTCGTTCCGCGACGGCAGTGGGACAAGGTCCATGTCTGCGGCGACGTAAGTATCGTGGCCGACGGCGCAGATGTCGCACCCAGCGGCAATCATCTCAGCCACAAAATCCGGGAGTTCACTCGACTTCCAGGCGCTGCTTGCGTTTGGGCATCCCTGTCTCTTTCGATGACGAGATCCAGCAAGTGTAAAGCACCGAGCCAAAAAGCTCCTCCTGTAGGATTCACCAGCCTAGATTTCGGGCAGGGGCGAGCGGTGAGACGTTTTCGCCATCTCGTGCGTTTATACGGAATGGCTAAAACGCTGAGAAAGAAACCTCCCCCTGGACCGATGGCGGATCCCATGCCGGATCGCGTCGAGCCATGCCTTGCGCTGCTTGCTAAGAAAGTGCCGGCTGCTGGCGATTGGGCATTCGAAATCAAGTGGGACGGCTACCGCCTGGCATTGCATGTCGAGCCCAGCCGCGTGCGCATACTGACGCGCGGCGGCCATGACTGGACGGATCGTTTCCCGGCGATCGAGGCGGCGGCTAAGTCGCTTGGACCGACAACCATGATCCTCGACGGCGAGGCGGTGGTGCTGGACGAGGCCGGCCGCTCGAACTTCGGCATGCTGCAGGCTGCACTCGGCGGCCGCGGCGGCAAGCGCGTCGCCGGCGAGGCGCTGTTCTATGCCTTCGATCTTCTCTACTTCGACGGCCACGACCTGCGCGGCCTGCATCAGCGAGAACGGCGGATGATCCTGGAAGATACGATCGAAGAGGGGGCACCCATCATTCGCGTGTCGGAAGAGATCGAAGGCGAGGGCGCGGCCATCTTGGCGCAGGCCTGCAAGTTCCGCCTCGAAGGTATCATCGCGAAGGACAGGCGGGCTCCCTATCGATCCGGCCGGAAGGGCGATTGGCTCAAGCTTAAATGTCATCGGAGTGACGGCTTTGTCGTCGTTGGGTACGAGCCGTCGACGAAGGTTCGGGGCGCAATCTCTCGTCTACTGTTAGCGGCAAGGCGAGGCGACGAGCTGGTTTATGTTGGTGGCGTCGGAACGGGCTTTACGGACAAGATGACCCGCGATCTTCGGAAGCAGTTGGCAGCCATGCCGCCGAAGGTGCCGCCGGTCGCACTGAAGCGCAATAACGTCGTGTTCTGCGAGCCGGCGTTCGTGGCCGAAATCACCTATACCGAGATCACCAGCGACGGGAAGCTTCGCCATCCCTCATTCAAAGGCATGCGCGAGCTAGCCGACAATGCCGATGTGTTTGAGCTCAAAAAATAGGTCCCAAGGGAGGGGCCTTGGAGAGAAGCATCCTTCGAGATGAGTGCATATAACACCGCTGCGGCGGCAATGTTCCATCTCCGCGGTCGATAATCACCGTCTCTGTTTCCCCACCCGGATTACATTCCCGTTGTTGTTGCTGCACTGCTTGCAACGCATGCGTCGACCAAGAGCCACGATAGACTGCGTGGTGCCGAACCGGCGCGCCAGATCGTGCCGATCAAGGTGATGTTCCCGGCCACAGCGTTTGCAATGGCAGAAAAGCTCATACCATTCCGGCAGGTTGGCGAAGGTGATTTCTTCCGGTCGTCCGGCTGGCTCCGCATTGCCAGCCGGTACAATCGGGAGGGCGGGGCCTCCGAAGGCATCGGGTCGCTGTATTTCAATTGGCAGCGATCATTGAAGTTGTTCTTTGTTTTCGAGCAGCCGTTGGCTTGAGCCAGCTTCTCTAGGAGGGACGGCATAGGAATGTCGCCGACACGTTCTAGCAGCGCTTTGGCGTCATATTGCTTCTTCACGCCGCAGGAGCATTCGACGCGAACCTTGGCGACAAGCTCGGAAAGCCACCAGGCACCGTTCTTAGGCATTGCCCTTCTTCCATTCCGGTCGATGTTCGAAGCAGAACCAGTTCGGGGTGGCCCTTCCGACAGCGAAGCCGAAACCGCCCCACTTCTTACAGCCAGGATGTTCACATAGGTGGACATACGGGCCGCTGCTTGCGGCTTTTGCCGCGCCGGTTTCGTCGCTCATGCTGATGCCTTCTGAGAATATCTGTTCTACAAATGTTCTCATTGGCGCAGAGAGTCAACGACCAGATTTAGGGAGAGGCACTGGAGCTTCAGAGCCTACTTTCATCCGAACCGAAGTCGGGATAGGAGGTTAGAGTTGTGGGTCAGTTGGACAGGAGCAGGCAGCGACTAACTGATGCGCTGCGCTCCGTAGGGGCACTATGGCGGAAGAAAGTATTACGGAAGAAGAGAAGGCTAGGATTGAAGCCCTATTTCAGAAGCCGATACCTTGGTACACCGATCCTCGGATTGTCAGATGGCTGGTGTTTGTAAGTGCTGCCATTGGTGCGCTTCTGAGCATTTTCTTCTAGCTGTCAGTTCTGTGCCCGCAGTCTTTCGGTGGGCAAGTAAAGCTAATGCGGATTTGGGGCGATCAGCACTACGCCGGCGCCGAGCTCGAACATCTCGGTGTTGGCGGTCATCGAGAGGAAATTGTTGTCGGCAAGTTCCATCAGCGCCGTCGCCACTTCCTCGCTGACCAGCCGGCAGCGTGGGCTCGATCGGCTAGCGACTGGAATTCAGCCTCGATTGCCTCCTGGCAATGGAGACTACGGTCGGGATGGCATTTCGGATGCTTCGGCGCAGGTATTTTCGGCATGGCGTCTCCTCCTGCAGAAGATGTTGGGGCGGCAACTACTGTTCGCAAGGTCTTGCTAGTGAAATGGCGTCGCGATAATCCCGCGCCGGATCAACTCATGGAGTGCCGCGCTTGCGATATCCGCGACGTCGTCTGGCATTGGCACCTTGTCGAGTGCTGAATCGATCATCACAATGCAGATGTTCAAGAGTTCCTCGTCACTGAACTCGGTGACTTGCTTCCTATCGTCCAT